AATTACATTTTGATGTATCTATGGCATGCTTACTGCATCGTCTCTTAGCATCGTGAAAGGAACACTTAGGCCAGTGTTCACGATAGTATCTGTTGCTGCATTGTTTTTGAATCCCTTGAGTCTAGCAATAACTTTGACACCAAGATCTCCTGTGTAATTGTATGCAGAAGTGAGCGTGCCAGCAACGCTCGTTGTTCCTTCGGCAATTAATGAATTGTCAGATGTTTTTTGTATTCTCACTCTTATCCCTTCTAGCGCCGTGCCAGCAGAATTTCTACAAGTAACAGTTAAGTTGACGCTATTATTAACTGTTATAGAGCCTGCATTAATTATTTCCCTTGCAGTCTCTGGAGAATCGAGCGTAGCACCGATTACAACGGCGCCGCCCGATGAGTTTCTCAACCCTATCGAGTTACCAGAAAACTTGTAACCATCAAAATTGTATGAAAGTGATGCAGAAGTTATGTCTATTGCTCTGTTATTATTGATGAACGAACAGTTGACAATATCTGATGCTGTCAAGTGTGTCATCTTAACAGCGCCATAGTTATCTGTAATCGGACCGCAACCAAATCTTAGAAACTTTGGTTCAGCAGATGCCGTCTGAGAAGCATTTGTCGTTCCTCTCACACCAACCCATCTATTTGTCTGATATGTTGACGAAGTTGCAAAAGCCTTTACCCCGCCAGCATGCGCTTCTAATATTGTACCCGAACCTCTAATATGAACTAAATAGTCTGTGTCAGCAGACATAGTAAGTGTAAGTGGGCCGTGTACTGTTGTGTCGACACCTGCATCACATCGCACCAGGCTCATTTGGTTATTTGGTCTATCGAGTTGTAAGAACCAGTAATTTTCAGTTGCTAGCGTTGTCGATGCTCTGCAAAACACACCCATAATTCCCTGATTCGAACCAGATGGAAAATTGATAACAGCTTCTGCATAGTGATCATCACTACCAACGGAGTCGCTGTTTATTTTTACGACATTTCGCGTTGCTGCTGCAGAATCAAGTCTTGCAAAAGATGATCCTCCTGGCACAACTACCTGCGTTCCGCCAACAGCATTTGCCCAGTCAATTCTTGGATCAGCAGTCGCTAATGCTTCGTTACCCACAGCGTCGTTTTTGAAATCTTCGAAAAACTTGTACGCGCCACCGAGATTATCGATGAAACTCGTGTTTCTGATCTTCGTCACACCTGGACGCATCGTTCCACATCGTGCTATTGATCCACCCATCCACTCATCGCCAACGATTCCAGGTGTTAGATCAAATCCTGCGTTAAAGTTAGAAAATTGTGTGCCATACACTTTTAGAAGTGATGTAGACTTGACAGATCCTGAGACACCGATGAATCCCGTTCTTATTCTTGAACCGACAAATGTGCCACCTGAACGGCCCGATGCTGTATCTCCCGTTCCTACTTTCGTTCCAAAAGTAACATTTGAGTTTGCCGTAGCATTACCAGTCCTAACGATACCAAAATAAGGCGTACCGTCTGGTCTTGCATCTTTTATGCAGGGTGTTTCTCTCGTACCATCATAGTAAGTTGGATGATTCCAGACAACAATCTCGTCAGATGAAGTAAAATCTGTTGAGTTTGTAGAAACACCATCACCGAGAGCAATTCTACCTTGAACGTATATAATACCCTCTTTAACTGTTACAATTCCATAACGATTTGCTATGGTACCGAAATCTGCTGCGGCGATCTCTTTGAATCCTGCTCCGGTGACTGTCGGAGAGCCTCTTACATTGATTGTTCCAAAACCATACGCAACTTGATCAAAACCGAAATTTTGACCTTTGGCTGTTGCTACAGGTTTCATGACACCCGAGAACCACCTTATCGCTGTCTTGTCAACGCCGCCGCCAAGAGTTGTTGACGGTGTCGAGTTGGGATCAACAACATAACATTTCCAGCCGTCTGTTGAAGCAATCGTGTCTGAGCCATCTACGTACCACGCACTCCATACACCAGCAGCGTCACCTGGTGTTGTTGCCCCCGAAGCAAGAACGACACGAACGCCGCCGTTTGCTCTTGTGTCACAAAGACCAGGTGTTGAATTTCGCAACCACATGTAAACCAGCTTACCGTTGTGTGTAGTCGTAAAATTGAGACCAGTCGTGTTGTCGTATGTCACACCCTTGATTGTTGTGCCTGTGACACCACGCGAGATGCAAGCTGTGTTTTGTGCGAAATAGTCAGTCTCAGTTGCAGCAGCGCCTGCGCCACCCGCGCCCCAGGAAACGAGCGGTGCCGCGAATGATTCTGCCTGTGTGAGTACTGTGAGATCTGTCGTTACTGTTAATGCCATTAAAAGTCAACCATGCTGTTACTTATATCAATCATTGACAATAAAGTTATAGATTAATTATAATCTTATCAAAAACTAAGTAAAATTTTGAGGAACAAAAAAGGCGACCCGAAGGTCGCCTCTTAAGTCATTATCTAATTCCCGTTGATTAGATAATGTTCATATCCATGACCGTGACGGAACCGAAGAAGTCAGCGCGGACCATCTTCTTGCCGTAGCGTGTCATAACGCCCTTACGAGGTGTGAATGCCTCTGGATCGAACAAGGTCGGTGTAACGATAAGTGGTACGTAAGGAGCATAGACGTAACCTGTCTCGAGGTAGCTTCCGCCCTTGTAACCAACGAGGATCTTATTTCTTGGGAAGTAAGGATCCTTGTAAACCGTGAAACGATTGGTAAGTGTACCAACTGCTTCTGCACCAATGCTGAACGGTGTGCTGACCTGTCCGTTGCCATCGATTGTAAGGTTGCCCTTGTAGAGGACTGAGTTCTCAAACATCGTGCAAACTTCTGGAGAAGTTACGATGAAGTTTGCTGAGCCGCGGAGGGTCTTGCGGTGAATCGAGTTTGCAACATCGATGATCGTTTCGGTAAGCGTTTCGTACCATTCACGAACTGTACCCGTGAAGTGAGGACCCGTTGCCAAGGTTGACGCAAGGTTCTGAACCGTGCCCGTTTCCTTGTTAACGAACTTACCAGGTGCGCGTGACCAGTAGAAGTTTGCGCCACGTGCTTCTGTAAGAAGATCGCCGAGGATTTCACGGTCGATTTCAAGTGCAATCTGCTCAGAAAGGATCTGAGTAAGTTCTACTTCAGCGTCCATGCTGTGGAATGCATTCAAATCTTGCGCGAGTTCTGGTGACCACTTGGCGCGCAACTTGCGAGTCGTTGCAGTAACTGCAATGCTCTCAATCTTGATATCAATCTCTGGGATGCCCGGTGAAGGAGTCGTACCGAAGTCAGACTCAAAGCTAGGAATCGTCAAGGTTGAACCATCAGCATCTGTATCGAGTGATGCTGCAATCGCGTATGAACCAGTTAGACCAGTTGCCGCTGATGTGATACCAGGCTTAGGCGGAGCATAAGCACCTGATACGACGACAAGAAGCGCCGCGCCAGTTGATGCAGGATCAACAAGTGAGTTAGGTGTAAATACGCCTTGTGAGTAAACACCAAGCTGATTTAGACGTCTCACGTTGAGGAGGTTAGAACCACCCTGAATTGTTTGAGGAATTACTCCCAAACCTGCAGTTGTTGTATTAGCTGAGAACAACGAGAATGCCTTCACGTTCGTGAGGTCAAATGCTGTTGGGAGCTGATTTGCATTAAATATAAGGAACTGCCATCTGCCTGTACCGTCGTACGCGTTGTTAAGAATATCTTCTTCAATTAGCGTACCAACTGTAGGATCGAACATCATCATACGACCGTCTGTACCAGTTGCATGAGCAAATGCGCCGCCTGTTAGTGTTGAACTAACGCCCCATGCGCCTGACGCATGCAAGCAGAGCTCAGCTGATGTTGTAGCCTTGTGCACCTTTGAGTATGATGAACCGACGAGATCGTAGTTACCACCAACGCCCAATGAACCAGAGCGAATGCCCTTGCCAGTTGGTGAGTTGTAAATTGATTGTCCGGCTGTATAAGGTGAAGCTGCAACTGCGCCAGCCGCGCCTGTTCCGAGGACTGAGTCACCACCGACGTTTGAACCGTACGTGTAATCCAGATAGAAGAGCAGACCTGAAGGAAGGCTCATTGGCTGAATTGATACGAGTTCATTCGCAACCAATCCGCCGAATACACGACGAACAATTGGGAATGCAACGTTTGAGAAACCACGCATGTCGCCGGAGTCTGAAAGACCACCTGCGCCTGTTGACAGCGTGCTCGTTTCACGAAGAAGCTGTGCTGCCTGGTTTTCAAGAAGGCGTGACATAATCTCACGCTTCTGGTCTGTAAGACCGCGGAGCAAGCCTGTGCGGCTCCACTTTTCGACAAGGACCTTACCGTCCGAGCTTAGATTGCGCGAACGTATTCCTTCTGTTAACTGCTCAAGTGTAAACTTGTTACTCATTTGAAATTCTCCTAAGAATCGTTTAATTTATTTTGATATTACTTCGTGTCCTTACCAAAACCGGCGAGCGTAGCCCAACGATCTGTCTGGTAAGACTCTGAACTTGTCGCTGAAGAGCTAGCAGATGCCGTTGGGCGTGAGCTAGATGCTGAGCGATGAACTGACTCGTTAACTGACCCACGTGACTTCACTTTTGAAAGTGATTCCGTAAGTGTCTTGTACAAGAGCTTCACTTCTCTCAAAGTCTTGGCCTTGTCGAGTGCTTCGATGATCGTCTTCTTCTGACGAGCCGTAACACCCTCATTCGACACAAGCTTATTCACGTAGAGCAGTTTAGCATTGAACAGGTTCAACTGTTCGAGTTGCTCTTGAAGATTAGAAGTTGCCTTTCTGTATTCTTCAAGTCTTTCACGAAGAGCACGATTCTTGCGGCCCTCTTTTTGAAGTGCTGTCTTGAGCATGCGAACTTCTGCAAAAACATTGATATCGCTATCATTGCTATCAACAAAAGGCTCTCTCAAAACTTTGCCACCACCGAAACTGCTGGTAGCCTTGGTATCTGCTGCGCCGCCCTTCTTTCCTGCGACAGGAGCTTTGGGCGTCTTAGCTGCCATTTTCTTTCCCGCTTCATCAAGTGAATTTCCTCTCATACGAGCAATTTCACGACGTAGCATTGATTCATCAATTTCAATCATCTCTTCGCCTTCTTCGGCGCCTTCATTGTCTGATACATCAAAATCGCCGAGCGCTTCTGCGCCTTCTTCACTTTCTTCTTCGCCAAGCTCAGATTCAAGTGCAGTTAGAAGTTCTTGTGCAAGATCAGCTGACAATGTCACATCTTCTTGCGGTTCTTCGCCACCGTCATCACCAAGATCGACGTCCATGTCCATATCTTCACCCATATCTTCAGAAGAGTCGTCACCAAGATCGACGTCAACCATCTCTTCTTCTTCATTGATTCTCTTTTTGGAAGCCATCGCTGTAATCTCCTCGAGTATGCTTTTAATATCGTTCGAAAAATTTTGGGAACCTTCGTTCAGTTCCTTACCCGTTATACGTATCATATCACTTTCTAAAGTTTTTGCTTCAGTAATCATTTTATCAACCATTCTAAAAAATGTCTTTTTTAGCCTAGTACCCTTTGATGATTCTGACAATTCTCTTATATATGAAACACGTTTTTGAAGTGTCTCAAATCTTGCAAATATTTTTGCAGATTCTGTACTTAAAAGAAGATCTTCATCAGATTTATCATCTTCATCAGTGTCTTCAGCTTCTGCAAGCGATGATACTTTTTTAGTATCGCAAGCAGCAACATCATTAATGACATTATCCAAAATATCAGAATCGTCATCTTCTATCGCTTCGCCCAAGAGCTGTCTTTCGATCATCTCACGAACGCGCGGCGTCACTGACTCTATAATAACTTTTGTAGCATTCGCTTCTGCGACTGCACGAAGCTTTTTTGCTTCAAGAATTGCTTCATTGTAAATCGTCGTATCAGACATTATTAGCATACCTCACTAGGCATAACTTATGTACATATGCGTTAAGAGTATCATTTTTCAAAATGTTGTCTCTGTCTTGAAGATTGTTGTGCTGCTTTTTTTGCATCACGCGCTCTTCGCTTAGCAGCTCGAATTGATTTTTCTTTATGCTTTTGCGGAACGGACTTAAACGCGCCACGATCTCTATATTCTTCTCTAATTCTTTCTTTTTTGCAGATTTTGATAAATTTTCTTATCATTTTGTCAACGGCACGGCGATCATCGCCATGTCGTCTATCTAAAGTCACCTGCACATTAACAGCTCTTTTACCCACGTATTCCCCCAAGATAAATTTTAAATTCACTAACCATAACTTCGTGCTCTCTTTTTGCTTTCATTAACGCCCTCTCATCGTCTGACGGGAGATCTTCAATATGATAAACAGGTTCAAGATCCTCGCCAGGTGCATCATCATACACCGGGGGACGCATGGACCACCCATATTTCATGCCTGTTCTTTGTGGTCTATTAGTTGTATATTTAATTCCGCCGCCGAGGCCAGAATCTCTATGTTTGTACATGCCTGGTATTGCAACATTTCCCAATGCTTCACCAAGACCGCGCCCGCCAGATGCAAAAGTTGCTCTATCAACTCTTCCCGTTCTTTGACCCATTGGATCGTGCGGTGTATAAAATGTCGATGTCAGTTTCGACATCATTTTATTCATATCATAATCTTCATCATCGTCCATCTCAATCATTTCTTCTTCTGTTGCATCATTTCCAACTTTTACATACGGATAATCTGCACCCATAACCCACGTTGTGCCTGCGCCCTTAGGCTCACCAATTCTTCCATAACCATGCCCGTCACGACCATCTTTCGGTGATGATCGTGTCTCAAATTCTTTTAGAATTGATACGAGGCTTAGCATTATGTTGACGTGCCGAGTCCGTATGACCCGAGAGTCTTCTTTGATAATCTTTCTGACGTTACAGAAGGTGATACAAGACCACCCTCTCCCGATCCATACTCAGTTCCTGACGGACCTGGCCAATCAGCGGGAGGAGCTGGAATATCTGTTGCAGACATACTACCTGGACCCGGACTACCTGGAGCGGGTGCCCAAGGAGATCCCGGAAGGCCGCCACCGCCAGTCGCAACTGTCGACATATCAGGTGCATTTACATAGTTCTTATTGTATGGTTCCGTGAAACCCCAATAGCCGCGATCATCAACAACACCATCAGCGCCTTCGCCACCAAGGATAAGATCATTTCCCAAAGCTTCAACGCTTGTACGAGTTAATTCACCCGTATGAATCGGAGAAGCTGGGAACATTTCCTGGAGCGTAGCAGAGGATGCTGATCCCTTATCGCGACTCGTAATTAATGAGTCTACTGTTCTTTGCTTAAAGGTCGACATAAGTCATCCTCCTCTTTTAAATTATTTCTTTTCACTCTTCTTGACTGGAAGCTTTGCACTTCTTGCTTCACGAAGACGAAGCATTGAACGCTTCTTTGCTTCTTCAATCTTCTTTAGATCACTTTTTGCCTGAACTTCCTTAATCTTAAGGACGGCGAGAAAATCAACTTCTTTTTCTAGAGTATTTGCATACTCATCAGCATCAACTTCTTTTGTTGCAGCCGCGACCTTCTCAAGATCTTTTTCATACTTAGCCTTTTCTTCGAGGACTAGTCTGTAAAGCATCTGTGGCGTTAGCTTGTGAATCTTTTTCATATGTTTATTCTCCTAGTAAGACGAACTTACTTCAATATATATTTCACGATAATGGTTTTTATGGCATTCCTGGGCGTCTTGTTTGAGCAAAAGCAATTGCTGCCCAATTACCTGAATCGCCTAGTGCTTCAATTTTTTCTGCAGGAATACCCTGCTGATCTGATGTATCTATGATGGATCCTGCGCCGCCGCCAGATTCTGTTGCGCCTCTCATATTTCTTGCTGCTGCGAGCGTTGCCGGATCATTAAGCATCTCTTGCAGAATAGGCACACTTGTTGCGCGAGCAGCAGTATTTCTTGATTCTTGCAGTCGTCTATCATCGGCAATTATTCTTTTTTGTTGCTGTGGCGCTGCCAACTTTTTTGGACTTGTCCAAATTGCAGGATCGTCAAGATCATCAGAAGATAAACTCGATGACCTAGACTCAGAAATTGTCTTTGTAAGACCTTCGTTTAAAATTTCTACAAGACACTCTTTAATAAGTGCCTTAAGTTTGTCTTTGCTTACTTTAGCCATTATCCAATCCCAAGGAAATTTGCTGATGCTGATAATTCTGGAAATTCATTTGCTGAAATCATTGTTAAACCTGCAACTACTTCATAAAAAACTGAACCGCTTATTCCCGAGAGAAACAGCGCTTTTGTTCTTACATTAAATGTTACATATTCATTATCTTCTAGCGTAGTTCTAAATGTTCCTAGTGATCCCGACAATGAAAAACCAATACTTAAAACATTTGTGCTTCTGCATCTTATGTAGATATCTTTCGTTACATAAGGAAATGTTATTTTCGTTGCTGAACCTGATGTCACTGTACCTGAAGAAATGAAAGGTATACCTGACATTTGATACATTGGGACGTTATTGGGACCTGATGAACCGTGTGTATTACCCATTTAAATCATTCCTTCTTCCAGTTTAATATTTCATTAAAGACACGATCAACGCGATCTGACTTTTTAAATTGCTTATTAATTTCTCTTTTTGTTATGTCAATACCTTCATGCAAGAAAGCATTTGTCGTGCTTGGCTCGCTAACGATATCCCAACAAACAATTTGGAAATCCTCTTGAACAATCTGTCTGTCGCCGTCGCGTTTAGTACTGCCAACGCCTCTAGAAGAAATTCCAAGAGTGACACCTGCTTCAACCAGACTCTGAAGTATCTTGCCCGCAGGTGTATCAAGAAGCTCAATTGTGCCCATAACATCATTACCTTCAATCGTTGCTGACGTGATAAGATGTGAAACATTCTTAAGTTCAACAACAGACGTAGCAGGGTGATCACACTCACCAAGTGCACGACGCTCTCTTATGAACTTTTGATAGTTTCTAACTTCTCTTTCAAGAATTGCTTTTGGATAAATTCTTCCATTTTGGTTGAGTGCATCAGCGCGCTGTATGACACCCTTTAGAACTATTCGTCCCGACGCCTTGTCACGAGCTTCTTTAATAGTTTCTTTTGTATAAGCAAATGGCTCCCACGAAAGAAGGAGTTTTTTTGTTTCATCATTACTCATTTGAATGTCCCTCCTCAAGGGTTGATTTAAGCTGAGAGACTGTCAAATATCTAACTATCACTTTATCATCAAATGAATCTGTTGGTAATGAAACTACATCTGATCTAATCGATGTTGCCTTTTCATTAAGAACTGTATTGTTTTCTTTAATCAAGTATGCATCAAGTGAAGCAATTGTTTCTTCTTTTAATGCTTCAAGAAACTTACTAAATGTCGTTTTGTCATTTGTTGTTTCTGATAGAACATATGCTCTCATGATATTTTTCTGTTGTTCGGTAAGCGCATTACCGAACTTTTTATCGAATTTCTTTTCCATTAACGTAAGCACAAGATTATCGACATTTGGATCAATAACAATATCAGCGCGCGGATCTCTTCTTTCTTTTATCAACCACGTCTTTACTTGTTCTTCAAATTCTGCCTGTCTCGAGATGTTTTTTAATCCCTCACCGCGCCAGTCATTTAATAATATCTGTATTGTTGCAAACTCACGATACTCTGGCAACCAGCGGCCGTAAAATCTTTCTTTATCAAGCGTTCTATTGATATTATGAATAAGCTCAGTCTTTTCAATATCAAGCTGCTTAGGATTCATATCCCTTGCAAGCTTTTTAGCTTCAGACAATATTGTCATTGCAACAGCAGGTGACGACGCCTGCGTTCTTACAAGTGCATTAAAAAGACGAAATTCTTTATGAAGCTCAGTACCTTTTTTAAAATGCTTTCGAAGAAGTACGCCTGCCTTTGCAGACGAACCACCCTCATCTACAATATCACTTGATATTTCTCGAAGGAGTAGTTCATAAATTATTCCAACATTTCTCTTTTTATTATGCTTTACTTCCGACATCACCTGATTCCTCCCCAGACGTGATATTGTCGACGTCATCTTCTTCATAAATATCTAGTAGCGACCGTGACTCTGTAAGAATGCCATCACTATTCTTATTTCTACCTATACTACGATCAAGTGATTTAAGCGCAGAAGATAGCTGTGCAGTCATTTTTGCATGTTTTCTTTGCCCGTTGCTAAGAAAATTTGTAACTGAGTTATCTTTCTCTTGGCCTTCTTTAAATGGATTCGTTTGAAAGACCTTATGCGAATCATAAGGATCTGTCAGTGTATCGCCTGGGCGTTTTCCATTAACCATTTTGGCAAAATCGGGCATATGTGTCGATCCCGGCCCGTGATGACGTAATTGTTCTCTATTTTTCTTGACGCGCTTAAGCTGTTTACTTATTTGTGCTTCAGCACGAATCGGCGCGCTGTCATCTTCAACAGACAACATGCTTAAATCAACATCATCATCTTCATCAATCAGGTTGCCCTTTTTTTCCTGTCCAGAGAATAAATCTTCTGTGCTTGGAAGTGGTTCATCTTCGCCGCCTGCCTCTTCTTCACCCTCGGGCGCTCCGCCGCCCGGTGGTTCTTCACCTGCTGGTGGTTCTTCTGGAGGTAAGCCTTCATCACCGCCGCCGCCGAGTCCTCCTCCACCTCCGCCACCGCCGCCGCCGCCGCCGCCAGCTTCTACTGGTTCACCAGTAATTCCTTCAATCTTAAGATCAGCAACCTTATCATCGATTCTGCCGAGCTCGATTCTTTCAATTTCATCATCAGATAGATTAAGAATATTTTTTCTTACCCAATGTCTATCAACCAACGCTACGTCTGCTGAGCTCGCGATTTCAAGGCGTGTGCGATATATTTCAAGTTTTTGCTGCTGAGCAATTGTTGAAGGATTAGAAAGCTGAAGTGTGAAGTCTAAAAGATCATCTCCTTCAAAACCATTCGAATACAAGTGTATAACAGCAATTTTATTTAATTCTGAAAGGACTACGCGTTGAATTCTATTAACAGTTCGAGAAAAACGAATATCTTCTTGTGCCAAGCCTGCCTTGGATGACAAGCTTTCATCAAATCCCAAATATGCTTTTGGTATTTTAAGCGCCGAGAATAGTTTTCTCTGTATATACTCAACATCCTCAGTCGCAGTGACATTTACGCCACCTGCAAGCGTATCAATTTTTGTTCCACCTTCGCTTCCGCGTGTTGGAATAAAATAGTCTTCGTCGACAGATAGAGGATTATATCTGAGATCTACGCGACCCGTATGCGAGTCTATAACCTTGTTGCCCTTTAGAATTGACCTTGCCTGTTCCATATAGTTTGGAATATCTTCTGCAGGAACTGCGCCGACGTCGATATAAAAGACACGTCTTTCAGGTGAACGAACGACACGATAAACAAGCATTGCATCTTCAATCAGAATAAGCTGGCGCCATATTCTGCGCGCAGGTTCAAGAATCGACGATCCATACGGCAAGAATGCATCATTGCCAAGCAAGCGAAAATGTGCAATTTGCCAATTCTCAAGTACTTTATTTCCTTGTGTAACCCATCTAAATCTTACAGCAAGAGGATCTGACGGATCATATCCCTCTTCACGTGCGATTTCATTAATTGGTATCGGGAGTATATTCAAAATTCCGTGTTCAGGTGAAACGTCCAAGAAGGCAAAAAGATCGCCATACTTACACATGTCTCGTACCCAGGGTGTGAGATTAAACTCAACGTTCAGGGTGTCATAAAAAAGTTCTTCAAGCAGGCGCTGAATTTGGCTATTTTCACTAAAAATATGAAGAACACGGCCCTTGTCGTCCTGTGCAGAAACTTCTTCAGAAAGTATGTCAAGCGCTGTTGCTATTTCAGGCGTGTATTCCATTTCACTCTGCAGAGAGAATACCATTGAATATTTACGCGTATCATTTCCTGCAATACGTGAACCAGTTGCAAGATTGTGATATTTTTCAACTGTGATATTATAAACTGGTCGCTTATCAGCTAATCTTTCAACTCTAACAACTTTATGATTTTCTTGTGCTTTCGTCCAATCTGTATAATTTCTAGTTCCACCTTCATTTCTTATCTTTGTAAGCACTTTATTATGAGTTGTTCCGACTGCCTTTCCAAGTTCTAAAAGCGTCATTCCTTTCTTGTATGCATTGCACACTTGTTGGTATGTAAATGTTGAATCAGTGCTTGGACCTTTCTTTTTTCCTGCATAAGCTCTACCTATATTAAGAGATTCTTTAAATGCTGACCAATTTACATGTCCATGTGACATCAATCTACGCTGAACAGATTGAGTTGTACAATTTAAACGTGTTGCGATTGAATACAACGTGTCATTTTCTTTAACACTATTTTTGATGACATCGTATTCAGGGCTAATTGTTTCATTCACAATTACTTCATGTGTTTTTTGATTTATTGCTTCTTCTCTTCTTTTATTAAAATCTTCCCAGTTTTCAAATCCTCTTTCTCTAAGACACAATTTAATCATATTAATGTCAACAGATAACAATCTGCTAACTTCTCTACAGTTAAAATCTACTTCGATTGCCGTATCGAGAATTTTATCATATGTAAGTGAATTATTTCTTACATGATTGTATTCTTTCATTCCAGCAGAATGTTTTATATTTGGCTTGCCCAACTTATTTTTATTATTTAATTGTGCATGATATTTGTTGTGTTCTACGCGATCCATAATCTGAAGATTCTCGGTAAGATTATTAGATCTGCTGAAATCTTTATGATGTACTACTTCATTTTCAAGTAATTCTCTTCCAGCACTATGCTCAGCAACAAGTCTATGTTCACCCGTCCATCCACCTTTTGTTTTTCTAAAAGGCGTTTCGCGCTCCATGTTATATACCCACATATACCCATCACCTGTTATATCCTTTACATAAAAAGGCATAAGTGACGTATCAGGCATAAGATTCTGTGCTTCTTCTATAGTACCGTCTCTTAGAATGCACTTATGATCTGGTGTAACATCAAGATATCCTCCATCATCAAGATGAATTCTTACAACATCGACATTTTCACCATCTTTTGCAATTCTTGGAGAATGTGCTGTTGATATAACAACTTGTTTTTTATCATAATCGTATGAATAAACATGAAAACGCTCACCTAGAACTTTGTCATCTGCAAGTTCTTTAAATGTAAAGACGCCTCTCGTAGTATAAACAAGTGTTTCTGCGTCGAAGCAGAAATCGCTGTACCTCGACATTCTATCGTATTGCCCATAACTGCTCATTGCTGTACTATAGACAGAACTCAGGTTCTTCTTGAAGACATCATGCGCAGATGACGGCGTTCCCTTGTCTTTATACGCACGTACCTTGCGCTTAACAATTGGACCACTTCTAAAAAGTGCTGTTAATCTTTGAAATAGATTGTCGCTGCCGCCGTCTTTCTTCGCCATTTATTCCTCTCGCTCTTGACATTTTATAATCTGTCTTGTCGTTTTATAAACTTAACTCAATAACCACTTAAGATTTCTTAATGCCTTCATGTCGCGCCTAGTTGATGTATTTGTACCGATAACTTCATCTGCTGTTGGTGTTCTTGGCTTAAGTGGATTACCCATCATATCACGTCCCGCAGCAAACTCTGGAGGATTATACTCTTTTCTTGTTATCGCCATTGAAAAAAGCATCGCTTTATTAAGCGCAGCTGAGTTATTACTAAAACTATCTGATGTGTCTAGTAGCCAAGCCCCAATTGCCAATGCCATCACAAGATCATCATGCTTGCCTTTCATCGCTTGCGCTTTTTCGCCCAACCATACGAACGTTTTTAATTCATCTAAAAATCTAGAAGAATATGAAATAAGTTTCTTATTACGAATAACCTCTTCAAGTTTTGATAAAATTTTCGGTCTATTGTGACCCTGCGTATCAAAGCCCATTTTGCCTTGATCTTGTGGCGCATTGTATGTGCCAAGATAAAAGTTATTTTTTGAATTCTGGTAATAGAGTGCAGGATACTCATTTTCTCGTATTTTCATGCAAACTGCGTAACCAAAGTTATTAACTTCAGGGCAGATTAAAGCATTATTATATTTTCGCCCTGTCGCAATTAACAAATCAGCAAAAGTGTCTGGGCGCATTTTACCTTTATACTCGGCAACTACTTCACATGATGTTGCGTCTATCACATGAAATGTAGAAAAGTCTGAGGCATCGCCGCGCGATACGTCTGCCGATATGATATATTTATGATCGGCTAATGAGTACTTCCACAACCATAGATTTTTATCATCTGATAATCTTTCAATCGGCGGCGTAATAAACTCATTGAGCCAATTAATGTCATCATGATTTAAAAATGTATCACCTGACGCTAGGAAGTCACATAAAATTTCCTGTGATACTTCTTTTGGCGTAAGGTTTCTACACTCATTATCAAACCATGCTTGATCATGTTCTGGATGCAAGTTCCACATTAGCTTAATCGGATGAAATTCATTCAAGCCCGCTTCAGCTTGCGTGTACAACTCGTGATACTTTCCACCAACGCCCTTGGGTGTCGAAAGAACAATTGCGCGTCCACCTGTCGATAGCGTCGAATATAAGCTCGTCCACAAATCATCAAAGTTTCTAATATGTGCAGCTTCGTCAATGATTAATAATGAAAGTGCTTCTGAACGGCCTGCGTCTTCAGACGTTGGAACTGCTTTAATTACCGATCCATTTGAAAATTCAATTTCTTGTTTATTATTTCCTGTTACTTTTGTTATAAAAAGCCAGCTAGGTAAATTATTAACAATAGTACGCATCTTTCTGATTATGTTTTGTGCGACCTTTTGCTTTGTTGCAATGATCAATATTGACTGATCTTTGTGAAAGATTGCCATCCAAGTTGCATAACCTGCAACGAGCGTCGAAAGACCCATCTGACGTGACTTTAAAACAACATTGAACCTGTGATCGTTAAAATCTGTTACACAGTCGTCCTGAAACGGATATGTCTTGAACGGAATTAATCCACGTTTTGGATGTTGTATTTTGACATACGTTTTAAGAAAGTATGATGGTTCCTTACCACACTTGATAATTTCTTCAATTTGTTTTTGCTTTGTAAGCATTTACTTTATGTCAAAAATTGCAATGTATCTAAAAATAACTGTACGTCTTGGCGATACATGTGACTGCAATGACATAACTTCTAAATTTGGCTTTGCATCAAGCAATTTTGTTGTAAGCGTACGCTTTGCCTTTTCTTTAAATTCATCTTTGACAACTTTTATATATTTGTCAATTGCTTGTTTGCCTTGATCATTCATGCCCGGTATTTGCTGCTGCAATGCTACATTTGTTGCAACAGTTACGACTGTCGTGTACGTGACTGTCATTTTATTTGCAGCTATCTTGGTTTTTACAGACATGGTTGAAACACCACCTGCAGTCGATGATCTACCCCACGTAGTATCAACTATTTGTCCCAGAATGTCTATTTCTTTTGCTGATAACATTATTGATCCTCGTGTTCTTAACAAAGTTCCATTCATACATATGGCTTTGCTAATAAACTTAGATCAAATTCTACGCAATTGTTCTTTTTGAATTCTTTCCTTGCGATACTGCTCGACAGCTTCTTCTTGTGGGCGCCATCCATTTTTCCATTCTATTTGGCGTGCCTCTGCCCATTCAAGCATACAACCTTCGCAACACTCAAATTTTCTAAATGAAAGCAAGTCATCTGATGTTCTCATCGGAAAATCGCAAATTCCACAAAACATTGGCACGGGATCATAACCTTCTAAAGGAACGATTATTCTAATATCGTTGACATCAGTCGTCTTACCATTTACACAATCCCGCCAAAGATAGTCACCTAACCTCGGATACCATTTATTCATAAACGACTCTTGCATCTAAACCTTCACTTGTTATGTCTATAACGTTGTCAACAACATCTTTGACGCCATCAATATGTGTAATAATCAGTATGCTTCTAAACCACTTCTTAAGTGATAAGAGTAATCTATTACATGCTTCAACATTTGTATCATCAAGTGTGCCAAAGCCTTCATCAATAATCAACATATCTGTTTTTGGCAATGAAGAAACATTGATAAGCGCTACACGTATTGCAAGAGATGCAATCATTTTTTCCATGCCAGACGCAACTTCAATAATTCTTCTAGAATCACCGTAGTTAATAAATACATCCATTTCATTTGAATTAATGTCTGCTTCGAGCTCAACAGTAAATGTTACTACATTTTGTAGAATTTTAGCAATTTCTGCATTAATCGCGGGCAATTGTGACATGATGATTTGCAAAGGTACGCCGCGCTTAGATACAGCACCCATCAACAATTCATAAATTTTCCATTTTGATTTTGTTTCAATAAATGTTAACTTTTCTGCTTCAAGCGCAACAATCGTATTCATAGATGCGCCCGTTCTACTTGCAATCATAAGCTGCTCTGCATCAATTTCAGTAATTTTATTGCGAAGATTCTTAAGGCTCTGCTTCATCTTAGTAATTTCTTCATTAACAACTTCGCTAATTATTTGTTTCTTAAGCGCATCAAGTTCATTTTTTGCAGCATCAATTTTTGTCTGCAGAACGATATTGTTCGCTGCAAGCTGTACTGCTTCTGATTCTTTTTTTGCTAATAACAAAGAATAAACATTTGCCTTTGACGTGTATGTGTTATACATGTCAATTTGATTATCGATATCAAGCAATTTAAGTTCTTCAATGCTTTTATGAATTTCATTCACTTGTGTAAGTGTATCAGTTGCTTTCTGTCTTTGCTCATTAATCTTAAGCTTATTTTCATGAGATTCTTTAATGAATTTACACGTTGGGAACAAATCTTCGCAAGGTACTTCATTTAACTTTTCAACTGATCGCTCTTGTCCCTTTAGCGTTGTTAGCTCTTTTTCGTGTGCGTGCTTTAAATTGACAAGTGTTTTCTCAATTTCTCTAAGCGAATTTGCAGACGAGCGGAGTGCGTCAATGTCAATTTTTGACTTTAAAGAAGACAATTCTGATTGATCAAAACGAATCTTCTCTATTTCTGTATTAACATTCTTAATATTGTTCTCTGTTGCAGAGAACTTATTTTGCATTCTTATAACAGCGTCTTCTTGATCATCTACTTCTGTCTGCGTAACAATTTTATCTGTATCTGGGAAGTTTGTATGAAGTTTTATTTGTTCATTCTTTTCTTTTTCTCGATACGTTAAAAGCAACTGCTGAATTTGCTCAATTCTTTCATTTGCATTCGTAATTTCATCCTGCTTGTCTTTTATCATTGCGTCCCAATCGCGATCAGGAAACTTCTTCATTTGCGTCTGAAGGATTTTGCTTTCGTCGCGCAGGTGCTCTGACATTCGATCAAAAATATCAAGTCCCAAGAATCTTGTGAGAATTGCCTTTCTTGCAGTGTTCTTTTTAGAAATAAACGCATTCATTTCTCCTTGCGATGCAAGGCTTGTTAAAAGAAAATCTTCTGCTAAACCGATTTTATTTCTTATAACTGTTTCAGAAACTTTTCTCTGTTCTGCGCTTTGATCTTCAACAACGTTTCCCTCATTGTCAACTCTTAATATGTTCAAATTTGTCAAAGCGCCATCAGATCCATCTCGTTCTTCATGCTTTACAGTTTGTCTTTCAAATCTGTATGTTTCACCATTAACTTCAACAGTTGCCTTTGAAAGACAGTAATTCTTTCTTGCATTAATAACAAAAAGATTCTTTACTGCGCCTCTATCTGTTGTGTTAAAAAGCGTATACATCAGCGTTCCGACGATTGATGATTTTCCTTTAGCATTTTTACCAAAGATACCCGTTATACCCGGAAGTGAATGAAAATCGATAACATTATTTGCACCATAAATGAATGTGTTATCAAATTCCAATTTTTTAATTGACCACTTTGATCCGTGCGTAACATCATCATCTTTTGCTGCTGCTTTAACCGTTTCTCTTACGACAGATTCAAGCGACTTCATCTCTTCTGGAGTTGCTTTTTCTGATTCAAAGTAACGATTTAAAATGCCAATCATAGTATCAGGGTCGCGCAAGTCATCCTTCATGAGTGCGACATCACCCGCTTTAATCTTTTTAACGTCTGCATCAAGTTCATTCTTAGATACAACTTCTTCTGCATTAAATGTTTTTTCGAGTTCGCTTTTTAGTTGCTTCCATTCAACATTGTGAATTGCCTCATTTGATCTAACTCTAATTCTTGATCCCAATGGGAAATTATTTGCCTGAGCCGCAGTTGAAGAAACATTACCCTTCCAGTCTATCGTTACGTAAGGGTGAACAGGTTCTACAACGTGAAAATCAACATCAAAGTCATCACGGCTTCTTATATTCCAAACAAGAAAGCCCTTGTCAATTGATTCACCATGATTTTGTTGTATAACGCTACCACTATAATATGCATGCGGCTTTTTAAATCTAATTTTTAACTTTGCCAAATTTATTTCCTTTTCATGAAGCTAATAACATATACTAAGCTGTTTTTAAAACAAAAATCAAAAGCAGCTTTGCACTTTATATTAAACTTTTCTTGATCGTTTTTTTGAACCCATCCCTTGACTTCTTCTATGCATATCTTGTCATTGTATGTTATTGCAAAGTCAGGAAAATATTTCTTTTTCTTTCCTTGAAATTCATATTCTATTATGAATAAATCAAATATCATCTATTTTTTCTAAAATAACTGCGTCGGGATAAAGGTACAAATCTTTTTCATCAATAATGATTTCAATTTCTTTGCTGCCGACACTTTGCATTTTGTGTATGTCTCCAAGCATTACCATATCATAACCATCAAAAAATTTGACGTCTGTTTCGCCCTCTAGCTTCCAATCAGCATCTGTCATTGATCCCCAGACAGCACCATGAAATAAGGCAATATTGACATCGCCCAAGCGTGGTTTGACATCTTTCCATGATTTTTCATCAAAACATGAAAAAACTGCCCAATTAAAGCCCTTTATGCCAGTTGGATAAAGGCCGCTCTGCTTATAAAGCGTTATTCTTGGATTATTAAGTGCTTCAATTACGGGTGTAATTGTGTCTTGACGATCTTCATTAGTAAGAATGCCATCGTGATTTCCAAGAATAACATGTGTAGGCGCAATTTTTGCTAATTCTGTAAACCACCACGCCAAATTTTCAATCAACTCTGGTGATATTCCTTGTGTCTTGCTATGAACAATGTCGCCGCCAATATAGATGATATCAGGATTTATTGCGTTTAGCTGTGCGAAACACTTAGTGAATGCTTCTCGATATTCTTTGTGGCGCGCCATTCCCCTCCAATGAATATCTGCCATATGAACACATTTCATAATCGTCTCCCGTTTTTAAATTCCGCGTCTGTAATTCTTATGAGTTTCAAACTGTTTTCAGCAAACCATATATCTTGTTCTCGATCTGTGATCCATTTCTTGTGAATTTGTACAACTCTCCTAAATTTATGTTCTTTTCGTTTTCATCGACATCGATGATATCTTGTTTCTTAAAATATCAGAATCACTTAAGGCACATGCATTTTGCTTTGATACCAAAAAATCTTCTTTCGTCATTTCGCCGATATCGGCGAAATTTCCCGTATCAATAATTTTGACATCAACGTCATATGACTGAAGTAGCTTCACTAACTTGGCTGTTTTCTTCTGCACGTCAGCGTCTAAACCAAGTAAAACAGGTGTTTTATTTTGAACAATTTTCCAAAAAAGTAAATAATCTTCAGAGAGAGTTGATCCCAACAAACACGTTGCATTATCATCGCATTTTGTGAGATCAAATGGGCCTTCTACGATTGTAAGAGGTTGACTCCAGTCGATATTGACCTCATTAAAGATATTCACGATCTTATCTGCCGTCGCATTAAAATACTTTAGCCGTGTTTTGTCATCAATTGCCCTCGCAGTGAAGTAATTTAAATTTCCGTCTTCGTCAAAAGATGGCATAATTACCCTTCTATGAAATTGACTGTGTTGTGATACGCCGAATTTATAATACCACAAGTCACGCTCATAGAGGCCGCGTTTAAACAAATATGTTATTGATTCTTTTATAATTGGATCACGTGAAGTCATATTTGAAGCTAATAACTTAAAGTCATCAGGAATTTTAACAATTTCATTATCTTTTATTTCCTCCAGATCGTAAGCATCCTTTAAAGATGCAGCATCGGGAAGAAATTTATCCATATATTCTCGCAATTCTTCGCGAGAGCACACTTTTCTTAAAGCAGGTAATAAATTCTTCTTAGTTTTAAATCCGCAAACCCAACAATGTGATTTATCAGTTCCGACATGAATTGAAAATTTCCGCTTTCCTTCTTTTGAAGAAAGACATTCTTGATTTGGACACGCAACAGCAATATTCACACCATCATGTGCAATATTTGCGCCATTAAACGCATGCTTAAGAAATGCGATTTTTGCAGGAATATTCACAATTCAATTATAACATCAAAATAATAGTTTTAACTTTCTTCGATTTTGGTTATAAGAATCTTTCCCGCAATGGATATTACATACGCATCAACCATATCGTAGCATTCATCGATCATGACTTCTTCCCCCTTACGGGGTCCAGATTTCATTTTCTTCTTCGGCCAGGGATACTCATTCAACTTTTCAGTTATTTGTTCAAATACTTGCTGTTTTACTTTTTTATCTTTCTTCGTTTTTTGTCTAACAATCTTACACTTTGCTAATTTTCTGGCATCTGTTACATTGATATGAATTGGTGGTTTACCCATAATGTCATAAACTATATAAGAAGACATTCCATTGAATTTTGATAATATCTGTATTGTCGTGGCAGAAGACTTTCCACGAGTAAATTTCTTTAAATCTTCTTCAATAGCTATGTGCGTAACATTATTTTCAATAATGATTTTTTCGATTTGGCGCTTGAACTCAGATGCCTTCTGGTAGAGATTTTTATAATCGCCTAATGTGATATACCCAAGCGTTGGCAAAAAACTTGCCGGGTGTATAAGAGACCACCCTACAGTCTTTGTTGAGATATCTAGGCCTAACACTATTTGTTCCACTTTACCAGTCCAACTTAATTCTGAATTGTATTTTATCCGTGCTACGCTTAATGATCGGCTGCGCTAAATTTGTTCGCGCGACAACATTCATATTTTCATCATGCAGCAAGATGCCAGTTATGTAAACGAAACTTTCGTCTGCATCATTTGCATTTCCTGTCGGCGGCGAATCAACAAAGTTGGGATTGGAAGAAGAATTAATCATTCCGCCTGGCGCAGTTACATTAACTCTTTGCACATAAATCTGTCTTTCACCTTTGAACTCTAGTTCAAATGAATCCTTTCCAAAGAGAGGTATGTTTGGCGACTTTATTACAACAATCCCTTCATTATAAAATACTGTCCCGACTGAATTCCATTTTGCATGATCTCCCACGGCATCAGCACGATATAGTGTTCCGTGGCCGTCGTCTTGCAAAGTCATTCCGACTTTTCCGCTTGATCCTGTCAATGCAGCATCAGTTATAGTCAAAGAACCTGGCAGTATTCTTCTACCATAAAACATATTTGAAATATCAAATATGACGATATCATTCGATGATGAATCTCTTGTTCTCTGAAAGACACATGGCACTGTACTTGGTATAATGGTAGGATCTTCTGGTGATGCACCATAGATTTCTACTTCTAAACCACCCGATACACTTGTAAGCAGCACTCCAGTTGATATAAGATTTCCAAGTGTTATTAATTGAAGATTTCTTCCGCCAGTGTCTGTCACAAATCTGTCCATGATAGACCCAGAAGTAGGTGATATTTCACTCGTTCCTGACATTAGAAGCTCAAAATTTGGTATAAACTTGCCGTTATCACATGGCAAAATTGTCAAATTTCTTTTTCTTATCTGCCAATCGCTGTACATATAATTGTTTGCATGTCTACCTGCAACCTGTGATCCCGTATAAACAGATGCTGTTAGATTATAAAGTCGAGGATATTCGCCCTTAACAAACTCTCTTGTAAAATTTTCTAAATTAAGAATATGGCCATCGACTGCAAAAGAAAACTGTGTATTAAAAGGATCATTTGTTTCTTGAGTCGAAGAATAAAAAGGCGTTCTTAGCACTTTTCTTGCTTTTGACTGCTTTGTGAAAAAAGCAGGTACATAAAACATCAAGTCGTTAAGATTGCCAGGGCCGTAATAAGATGACGTTGCTATTTGTGGAAATGTTCTAAAAGTGCCAAACATCTTCACATCAGCTAATTCAGCATTTAAAGGATGATCAAACACAACTGCTGCAGGATCGACAGTAGCAGCTGAATACTGCTTTACGCCTTCAGCTGCCGCCGCAGTTGCATTAAAAAATCTATGCATACTCTTAGTAGTACTATTAGTTGTTCCATTGTAATAATTGCCAAGTATTAATGCGCCTGCATTGCCAGTTCCAATACAACCGTAGATAGATGACGATGGTACTTTGAATTCACCTTGCAATACGCGATCAATATAAAAAGACCCAGTGCCTCTATTCACTGTGCTTGTGCCCCAGCGTATTGCTACGTGATGCCAAGTATTATATTTTAGAACATTGTCATTTGAAAGAAAGACAAGATCTTGCGGAACGGGTCTTGAATTATTCGTACCAGTTAATGCAATTAAAGAAGGTGCTATGTCGGCGCTTGCGCTAAGCTGGAGCATTAGTCTAAAGCTTGATGCAATACCGTTTTGATCAACTCCCGACCCAGTTACTAATGAAAGTGCTAGAGTTGAAGAAATATGAAAAATTGTGCCTGCTTTAAATCCGCTAATAGTAGGTGTTCTATATCTTGGATTAATATAGAAGTCAAGAGTAAATGCACTCGTCGGTGCATAACTCATTGGTGTTGTTCCGCTATAAGAGATGGGATAAATAAAAGCTGTTGACGAGTAAACAGATGATGCAGTAAAAAAATTTATAGAATGATAATTTGTGTAAGCATAATCAGATGAAGGATAAGTGCCGCGATAGTTTGGCAATAAAACATTTTGTATTGTTTGCTTTTTAAGCATATTGACATTAATTGACGTACCTGGTGTAAAGCGTGTTACATCAATTGTTTTACTATTTCTTGCACTAAGCGATTCTGATGACACAGCGTTCATGTATTGAGAAGCTGCGCCAAATACATTTGTGCCATTAGCAAATGAGCTTCGAAGCGACTGTAGTTCCTGCTCAACGCCTACTGTGTCATCAAAATGATTACCCGATAGATATGGTTCTGTTTCTTTGAGAATTCTATTTTCTCTGGAGAATAAAGAAACAGAACCAGTTATGCCATCGGACGATGACGCATATGTTCTTGTAGGATTTGTAACAAGAGTAAATCTTTCAAATTTATCTTCTGTTAATTTGATTAATGACATAATGTGCCCTTCTTTTTGTTATTTGACAATTATGCCTAATTCCTTCAAAACTTGCTTTGTAAGTGTAATAAATTCAGCATTATTTTCAATGCACCACAGGCGTGCTGCTTCTGCTTTGAGTTTTGTCATAACGCCATTAACTAACTCGCGCGGTTTTACTTCAATCATCTGTCTTGAACCGTCTACTTTTGTTACAAGAAAATCGGGAACGTACCAGCGTTTATTATTTTCATACATATGCTTAGCAAGTTCAAAAATCGAGACGTAATCGAAGCGTCAAATCCTTTTCTGGATTCTTTTCAATTGGGCGACTTACCTTTGCGACTGCAAGAAGATTGTCATTTGCATCATATAGACCTACAGTTGTGATAAATGAGAAAGCAAGCTGTTTGCCCTCTTGCCCTTCATCAATTACAACAATTCTTCCATCTGCATCTCTATAAGATGGATTCGATGAATAGTTAAATTCATCTGATGTTGCTCTACAAAAGATCAACGTACTATTAATATTTGTTGCATTTTGGAAAGTTATAGAAGTTGCTGATGACGATCCAACGCGAACTGACCCAATATGATTTAAAATATTATCAATTGATCCCGATACCATGAAGTCGGGTATGAATTTTGCATGTATATTGCCAGAGCTTGAGGCGGCCAAAATCATCTTTCCTGTACCTTCTGCCGAGGGATTATTTGCATTCATTGCGTCAATAACGCCCGTCATTCTCTGAACTGGGTCTACGATTTTGCTTAAATCGAAAACTGCGATACCTTGATCGTAAAAGATATTTCCTACATAGCGTGATGTATTTGCAGCGTTTACAATATTTCCGACATTGCCGCCAAACGATGTTAGTCTATTAACAGTTGATCCAATATCAGTGTAAATTGACGATCCCGACGTTGTTGCTCTATAAAGATTTGAGAAGTTTGGAAATGAACTACTATCTTTGATAGTAACAGCTGCAATTTCATGAAATTTCATTGCAAATGTTTCGCGCTTTATGCTGTCACGTGAAAAAAGTCGTTTAAAGCATACAAAAAGCGCTTCATTAATAATGTCTCCCGAGCCAGTTGCTGCGTACGGAGCAGAGAAAAATGAATCTGAATTACCGAGTAAATTTTGTGCAAATTGCTTGTAAATATCGATCTTTTCACGCATCATCAAAGAATTTGATGGAAACAAAAGTTTTCCATTTGAATCTTCGCCCGTCTTTGTATTCTGAACAGTTGAACCAGAATAATACAAACCGACAGTGAAATCAAAAATTGGATTTGCAATCTGCAAATTGTAATTTTGATCGTAAACTGTTTGAAACAGTGAACTTGTTACACCGGGCCCAATGCCTCCAGTAACAAATACAGGATATGATCGTCTAGATTCTGATCCAGATACGTCTTCTTGCACAATATCAACAAGCTGATGAAGATATGATCGGCTTGTTTTGATATCTTGACTCGTAATTTCTTTAAAAATCGCCATTAATTACTCCTAAAATGTTATTATATGACTTATGAAATCGCATTCTTGCTGATCTGCACTTCAAGACTTTTTACTGTGCCCGACTGCAATCCTGTTATGTTTATGTAAGTCGTTATAATTGTTTTATCTGACACGTTGCCTCTTACAACGTATGTTGAGTCGGTAATTGATTTTACTTTCAAATTGAAAGTCAATTGTGACCCACCAAGTGCAGTAACAGAAGCGTCACGTGTCACAAGATATAGTGCGATGTTGTCATGATCAATTGAGTCTGGTGATCTACCCGATACTTCCAAGAGATCATTTGGAACTTTAATAATAAATGATTGATCTCTTAATTCAACATCAATTGAATCTTCATCTGTAATTGTTTGAGAAAATGTCAAGCGGCGCGTTGATCCAGAGCCAGATCTTCCCATAGACACAATGCTTGATGTTACATCAATTCCTTCGCCCGTTAGTCCCAAACTTGGCAGTCTAACTAGATTTGGATTTGATATGCTTGCAAGTTTGAATTTTAATGCAAAATTTTGATTTGTCATAGCTTCAAAAATTGGTGTATTTTTCTCAATTTTTTCACGCCCAACAGCGCGGCCGTACTTTTTAATTGTTCCATAATCAACTTCGTCGTCGCCAAAGGCAAATTTGACAATTGAAAAAGAACCATCGTTTCTTGACATAAATTCTCTTCCAATGTCTGTCAAGACTGCATCTAAAATAATATTATTAGTCGAATGATCGAGAAAACCCATCTTAGTCTATCTCCTAGCTATATCTATACAATCGTTACAAAGTCAGTAAATCAACTGTTGCTACTACAACATCAGTTTCTGTTAAATCTCTTGCGCCCAAGGCTTCTGCAGCTGTATTTCTTCTTTTGTCGTTTATTTTTATTGTGATGACTTCACTATCTTGTAAATCTGTATTAATAAGCTGAAGCTTGTATTCTGACGATTGATCGTTTTGTATTTTATTTAATACGGGCAAGAAGTTTACATCAACCTTATGACCATCAACACTTTTAATAGCGCTAATGCACTCTGGATCAAAACAAATAGTCAATCTCTTAAAACCAGACGTTTTCATCACATCAGTCGTGACGCTTTCTGGTAAAAATAAATTTGGATATGCTTTTGGTGCGTTTGCTCTTGATAACATTTTTACATTTAATTTATTTCTAAACTTGTCAAACTCAGCACTGAATTGTGCTGTGTAATTTGATGTCATTTGATGCGCGTCGATACAACACAATGCATAAATATAACTTGATTCTTTTGTGAACTCAGTATCAGTAAAAAATGTTATTGGTTCACTTAACTTTGTTATTATATCACTTCTTATCTGTTCATTTGGAAAATTTGGTGTCATGCTGTCATTAAAATCAAACATTCTAATCAATTCGAATGGTTTATCAAGTGATTTTCTTCTAAATATTTGAAAATATTTGATATCGCGCTGCGGTTCTAATGGAAAACTCCACAAAAGCTTTAGATTATTAGTAGAATAATCCCACACTAATCTAAAATCTGCTGGAAAAGCAGGGGGTGTTGTTTCTTTACAAATAACTCTAATCGGATTTGTGTATTTAGACCTCATCAAACCAATCATTTTTGAAAGATTGCCATTTTCATCTTCACCTGGCAATGTAATAATGGCAACTGATGCGATTCTATATTTGTATATAGTATTATGTTTTATTGCTGCATCAATCAACGATGATCCTGTTTGTCCCTCGACGAGTATATGTCGCGTTGATATTGTTTTTCCGCGACGATCTAATTCTGATTTTTCAATGATATACCCAGCGCCTTTGATATCAGTTACATTTGATGAAACTTCCACGGGATTCATTGGAACTGTGAGTACAGGATAGAAGCCCGTATCCCACTTTTCTGATGACGTTGATCTTGGATTATTTTTCTGTATCGCATCTGTTTGTATGTTATCACACTTCTCAATGTTTTTTGACATCTCTTCTGCAAATAAGTTCAATCCATCTTCAGAAGCATTTCTTATTGCCGTGCCAACGATTTTATTATTAAACTGTACATTCATTGAAAGATTATTGATTTTTTTTACTTGAATTGCTTTCTTATTGCTTGCAATGTGTACTATACCCTGTCCACCCTGCCTAGATAATGCTTTTGATAGAAAATTACCATTTATATTTTCATTCGTTCTTTCATTTAGTGTCTTTGCAGCATCTCTCAAATGTCCATCTTTGATATTACGCAAATCTGTTGATCCAGACACTATTGCAAATAGCTTCTCATCAATCATCGTATCATTAAAGTTCATCGCAACGAATTCAAAATTAGAAAAACTTTGTTCACTTTGAATCTTTCCTGCATTTGCAGCATTGAAAATTCTTTCACTATTTACTCTTTCTGCTCCAGCCGGCGTAATTCCCAAAGATTCTTTTTTACTTCTTGGATTAATTGAAACAATTGGCGTGGGCGTCCATGAAATACGCGCATAGCGCGGCGTACTTGCATTAAATATTTTTAAATTTAGAAGTTCAATACTCTCAGCCGTTGATGCACGATAACCACTTGCCGTACCATTTATTTCTTCGTCTGGCGTAAAGAAATTGTATTGATATGATACGTCGAATGATGTTGGTTCGGGCAAGTCAAGAATAGTTGCTATTCTTGACGGGTATGTCATTGATTTCACTTTTCAACTCCCAAACCTACAGTTACAAAAAACTCAGAAAACGTAAAATCACCTTGCGCTGCATTTCTTGTCTTTATCTTCTTTACAAATTCATTATTAATTTTTTCTTCAACGATAAGATCATTAGCAATTGCATTGCTTAGCTCATTTCTACCAAACTTTGTTTGATTTGTCTTTTTGTCATCTATTATAAAATCATCTGGATCTACAACTATCATAAATATTCTTTCAAACAACTTCGGTTGTTCTGTTCTTATCATTTGTTCTGTTATTCTAATTAATGAATTGTTAAGAAATGCTTTGTACTGTGCACGCATTCCTTCAATTTTCTTATTATTTTGATTAACTTGTTTCGTCAAACCCATTTTCATTGTTTGCGATTGCAAAGTATCAGACATAACATTCATTTGTTTCTTATTGTCTTTTCTATTTGATGCAGCTGTTGTGTTATTTTCACTATCTTTTGATACATCGTGTGTGTTTACTAATGAAACAATACTTGACAAAGAATTATTTAAACTTATTCCTGCTGTTATATCGTGCGTATCTGTAGACAGCATCATCAAATTTAACGGACTTGCTTCCTTCGTCTTACTTGACTTCTCAAAAAATAGTTTTATATTGTCATCAATTGGTCGATTTTTTATCAAATTTTCATTTGAAATGAAACTACTTTCTGACATATCGATGCCCGTCATTAGTTGAAAATATATCTTTAATAGCTCATCTTGCACGTGATTCTTGAAAAGATTTCTTTTCTGCATTGCAGACAAATTAGAATATTCTTTTTTGTTAGACATCTCGGCAAAGCTATTAGAAGATATTTGACCTTTCGATCCAATAATATTTACAAGCTTGACGCTTGAATCTAAAAATGTTTCAAAATCAACATTCTTTTTTGCCTTAAACTCATTGCTTACAAATCTCGAAATATCGAACAAGTATGTTATGGGTTTAAAAATAATATCAGAAAACTGCGGATCTTTTCTATAAACTTGGATGCTTATTATATCTTCATTCGATGATTCTAGATCTGTATCTGATCCGATCACAAATGATGGATTTTGTAACATATCTAGCATGCCTGCTGGAAGTCCAACTGACACAAGCTTTGCATTTTTAGCACATGAAAAATTAAATCTTTCTGTCTTGAGTAAAGACTCGATTGCATTTTTCTCATCTGAGGTAACTACTTGATTCTTTGGTAGCAAAGAGTTATCGGTTGCCTTCATGATCATATCATGTGCACGCCAGCTAGCAGCAAGCTGCGTATTAGAGAGATTTTTAAAAATATCATTATTTTGCGAATCATTAAAAAGATCAAACATGATCTTTGAATCGCTGCTAGACGTTTGTTTTGAATTAAAGAATGAAACTGTCGAATCTTCAGCTGCGTTTATTATATTCACAAATGCACGTGTAACATCAAGCAGATCTCTAATGACATTATCTTCTTGCGCAATTGTAAAATACATGCTGTCGAGCAGAGTTGTTATTGCCGTGTAGCCTGCAAGATTTTGTGTTGATTTTTGTGATGTCAAAAGTGAATCAATGCTTTCTATTATTGTTTTATTATGCTCTTGGTTAAAAGTTACCGTAACGACTTCATTTGTTTTACCTTCAAACCTAGGAGACATAAATTCTTTTACAATGCATGAAACTATTTCAAATACAATTAATAGCAATGTATCGTCACTATAATTGCTATATTTTGTTAAATTATTCTCATTCTTAAATGTTTTATAATTTCTTCTTGTGCTAGGGCCCTTCGTGCTAATTGCGTCAGCAGCACTCATAAGTTGTTCTGTTATTTCGACAATCTTATTGAATACTGACTTTTTATCGCTTATTCCGTTATTAAGAAATTTTTCTATTTCACCCTTTGAAAACTTTATATGAGTTTTTGATGGCAAGTTGTTACTCGCAGCTAAAAGACTCAATAGTTTCTTTTCAATTTCGTATGGTAATGAAGTTGACTTCAGCTTTGCTTGTATTCCATCGTCTGCAGAAAACACACCATCACTTGCTGTAGCATCAGTTGATTTTACTTTTTTATCAACCCGTTCTGCGGCTGGATCGTCGATTCCAAATGTGATATCTGATGCGCTGCGGCCCGTTCCTGTTCCAGACAAATTTTCATGTTCATTTTTCTTTGATGAATCTGCACTGCTAGAATCGTCGTGCTTTCTTGAAATAATGACGCCAGAACTAAGTTCTTTTACGTACTTAAATAGCATATTCTTTAGTGAAACATCGCCTTGAGACAAGGATATCATTGCCATTGAAAGAAATGCTACCTTTTGTTCTGCATCTGTAGTTTTCGCTAAATCATTTATTGATGAAATCATTCTTCTAAAAATATCGCCAAAATACAATGTTTCGTTTTCATCATCAAAATTTAGCAAAGCATAAAGTGTTGTTCCTGCGCTTGATGTACATGAACGTATTTCTTCAACATAATTTTGCAATGCTTTTGTATTTGGACGCGGCGCTTCTCTTACAATTGTATCAACAAAATAAATAGAGCCTGGCATGAACGTTTCACCAGTGTTTGCATCAATTATGGCTCTTTTTTCAAGTGGCAAAACAATTATTCCATCTTCATTTTCAATTCTTTCAATTCTAGACAAAGATTTATTTTGTGGATTTGCGCCAATAATTGAACTTCCTATTTCGCCTATTATTCTTGATACAAAATCTGTTTCTTCGAGACGATAAAGATCATCAAATTCTGTATTTGATAATCTTGTCAATCCAGCTGACATCCTAAGCTCTTTAGATAGAAGCGCAATTAAGAATTTTGCTCTTCTGATGTCATCACTTGGCAAACTTTCGATAAATTTTGAAAAACTTGTCAACGAACTTGCATCAAAATTTCCAAGACTATTTCTTTTTCTTTGACTTGTTTGTGAAACAATCTTGTCTGCGGCGTTTTTTGATGAAATGTTTTCTCGCTTAAATGAAAAATTATCACTTCTAACTGTGTTAATCATTATTTGCATAGCGTCTCTATCATTCTTTCTTTCTTCACTAAATGTTTCGAGAAGTTGTGGAGAGTGCTCTTCTATTGTATTTTTTAAATCAGAAATAATTTGTCCGATTATCTTTGAATTTGAAAATGTTTCATAGCCTTCGTTTGTAAATTTAAGGTGACAAATCATCACTTGACGGGGCGTTGCATACATTCCAAGAGGAAACGTTGTAGAAGTTACACTTGTTTCACCATTTCTTGACTTTTTAACGCCTCTTGATGCTCTGATTCTATCGACTTCGTTATTTATTTGATTTTCATTTTCTTTTAGATCAAGTGCATTCTTCATAGAATCTAGATTATTAAGAATTAATGACTTTACTTTTAGTTTTGACTCTGTGTCTTTTACAACTAATTTGTAATTTTTTATCAACTTATCGAGATCAGCAGATAAAATAGAATTTTTTCTAATAGACGTAATTGTTTCTTCAACATCACTTAGAAGAAGACTTCTAATCGACAGCTGTTGATCAATCAAGCTTCCTGCTTCACTTCTATTTCCCCAATTATCATAAAGCGGCAAAAACTCAGATATTGATAAAATTTCTGGTTGATTGCTATCAAGGCCCCGTTCTATTAATATTTCTGATGCACTTTTGTTTGTTTTTTCTAGTGCATTTATATTTTTTTGTGTATTTGACTCATTTTTTATGTCAATACCTGTAAAAAATTCCCCATGACTATGCACTGTTAAATCAAGATTTTTATTATTCTTGCTTGATGAAGTTCTATTGTCTGATGCATCGCTTGACAAACCCGTATCAACAGGAATCGCTGGCGAATGTTTTTCACTATCTTTGTTTATTCTTGTTGACTGTGTTGAAAAATTTCCAAAATTTTTAATTGGCATTTTTGTGTCCGCTAATTCATTGATGTTGATATGCCCAATCTATAATTTTCACCGATAGTAAAATCATTATAAACAGGTATAATAAAGTATATTACATCACCAACTGTGTTACTCAGTATCTTGTCTTCAAAAATATAACTATTGTTGTGAGAAAATGCATGTGACTTCCCGATAATTGATGTCATTCCCAACTGTTCTGCAGTTATAATAAAATGATCAAACTTATTTATTTGCCCAGTTACATTCCATCGAATCTCACATGTACCCGATGATGTGCGAATGCATGAACCGTTCACTATTTTTGGTTTTTCTGCTTTTATAGATACTTCAGTAAAAACTTGCATTCCAGTAAAACCGTCCATGAATTCTTCTTCAATATTTGACTTTGCAATAGTCGATTCACTTCTTAAAATACTCTTCTTAAGAGTCATCGGGTGCAATGACTTTGAAGGTCTAATATTATATAGTGAACTTTGCTGTGCAAAAGGTGTATTTTTTATTGTTGACGCTTGTCGAGTTACACTTGGTATCAATGCGTCTGCATCTCTTGAAAGCAAGCTTATAACGTATCTGTATGTGTGATTTGTTCGTAGTGGCTGCACTGCATTCTTTGATTGTTGCTCTACGTCTGAAAATGCGCCGCCCTTAAATAATGCATAGCTTTCAACAATTCCGAGCGTTAAATCATGTCTATCTATTTGATATGCAATCATATTTTTGAGACGCTCTCTGTTGGCAGTTAAATCATCAGTAAAATATTTGTCATTACCTTGTGATTTAAGTATGTCGACAAGCGTGCTTACATTAGTATCTGTTAAATCTGCTGTTATTCCAAATGTTACGTCTAAATTGCCTGACTCGTCAATTAGCGTATTCGTTTTTGTAATTTTAATTGTTGCTGCATTGTCATTTATACGTCGACACATTATTCTAGACATATTAGATCCAAAAATTTCTCTGCCCTCTCTAGTAAAAATTTTTGCTCTATACTCATAAACATGATCTTCTTTTACTAACGTATCAACAAATAATGCTTCTGGTGTTGATTCATCCACTTTTACTATTGATTCTTTTATTTTGATGCATGAAAAATTCTTTTCATGTATTGATGCATCTCTGCGCCAAACTCCAATAGAATATGAAGATTGAAATTCTGATAATCTTATTTGAATGCCAGCTGGTATTAAAAATGTTGTTATTGATACAAATCTATTGTCAACTTCGGCAACTACATTGCCCATCAATGAATTTGTAGTTGCCAAATGTCTTGTAACAGATGGAATCATAGCTTCTGAGAAGCGAGGCGGTGCTGGCGAAAAACCAAGATTGACGTGTCTTACTATTTTTGGTACACCCGCGGGTATTGTTGTATTCTTAATTTCATTACGATCATCTACGGCGTGCGCCCGTATTTCTTTCCATTCAGCATCAGCAGGTGACAAAAATGGATTAATAATCTTTTCATATGCTACAACATCTTGTAATTTTCCGCCACCTGCAACATGTGATGGTGTCGAAGTACCAAAATTTACTTTTTTGTCCTCCTCGTCTTTTAATTTTTGCGATGCGGAATGAGAGCGTAAATTCGTTGTGCCTCTGGCAGTTTTGTTATCATCATCTGCTTTTTTTGTTGATTTTGGCGTACTTAATGAAAAACTATTTCCCGAGCGTGTTTCTCTCGTACCAACTTTTTCATTAAAATTAAATTTTGATATTTTTTCTGAGATATCGACCTTACAACCTGCAGGTTTACTTTTTACACCATTTTCACCAACAGACTCGACAATAAAATTAAGATTACTTCCTAGTTTTAGGAGCTCAGTCGCTGTAACAATTATTTCTTTTTCAATTATTTTTCTTTTCACATCAGCGCGCCCAAGAACAGGAATTGACGTTACATGCGATCTATTATTTTTGCTTTTAGCAAAATCATCTGCACCCGTAACATCATTTGTCTTTCCGCCAAGAAATCTACCGGAAATTGCAGATTGTCTAATTTCATCGGGCGAAGTAGAAGAATTTAAACTCTTTGATTCTTTTATTTCATGTCGCGTTGATCTTTTTACTAATCCATTTACTGATTCTTCTGTTGATGAAAATGGAATATTTTCTTTGCTCGCATGAGAAATTGACAAAGAATCTTTTAGTATTGTGTCCATAAAAAGTTGCTTTAATGACGTTTCACTCTTAAGCATTCTTTTATTGCCATCTGACGTTGGTGTTTGTAAAATTGGATATTCATTAGCAGATTCAGCCGTGCTAACAGATATAGTTTTTAATGATACTTCTGTCTGTGAAAAAATATTTTCATTCGTTCTGCCTATTGACGATGCATTTTTATTATTTGCCTCTGCAGTTATATCAATATTAATTGATTTTGCAATACTCTCTGCACTCTTTTGAGTTTTAACTTTTAAATTTGCTGATGAATTCAAAATATCATCAATTTTACTTGATGGTGTACTTGTTATTGTAGAAACGCTGCTAGCATCACTTGAAGGAGAAACCATAGACAATGTAACATTATTAACATTGCTTCTAATTGCAGAGTTTATGTCTATGCTTACTTTAGCTGAAAGCACGATGGAGCCATTTGCTTTAATTTCTTTAACTTGCACATCTGCAGCTTTCAAAGATGCAATATTGTCGATATTGTCTGATGCTGGTGACGTCGGTATCTTTGTCGACATACCAGACGTTGATGAATTTTCAACAGTTCCGCTTGTCGAAGCAGACACTTTTACTTGTTTTTTTGGCAATATTCTAGCTTTCATTTTTATCCTCAATCATAAATCAATGTAAATTGATTTAAAAATGTTGGCGAATTATTTCCATCTACTATAATCTTTCCTACAAAAAATATTCTCTTAACTATGTTATCACTGTCATTGTCAATAATTACTTCACCATAATCAATTACATCAAGCTTTGTCATGCTTTTTCCAGACACTTCAAACATTTGAGAAAAAATATTATTATCTCTTGAGCTGTCTGGAAAAGTCACTGTGTGCTTTTCTCTTTTTGAGATATCACTTACGAGTTGCTTATATGAATAAGGTTCTTGACCTTGGCAAGGAAAAACACCTATTGCTTTTGTTTCTGACTTACACACGGGTGGCATATATTTAAAATTTCGTATATGTGTAAGTCTTGCATCATGAAACATGCTTGGTGATTCTTCAACAACTATTTCTGTCAAATCTCTTGTTATATCAAACGGCATACGATCTGTGACAGTAAAATTTACAGTATTTGTGCTTAATGCAAATCCATCTTCTTCTAATATCTCATTCTTTGAGCCAATCAATCTTAAATCAATGTAATTGTCAATAGACGCATCGAGTAACCTCCCAACTGCCTCAGTGAAATTATCTTGTTGCAATCTTGATGAAGATCCGCTCGCAAAAACATTATTATTTGATAAAAATAAATCATCGCCAGCACCAAAAAATGGCAACATTAAACCATTATCGTCTGTTATGATAGTAATTTGATCTTTACGAAGCGACGATGGTGCCTCAAAATAAATTCTTGTCGTTGGATCAGTAGAACCGCTAACAACATCAGCCTCATAAAAAACGCCTGAATCAGTAAATGATGCAAATGAAATATCGAAATCTTGATTTGCTATCTGGCGGCGGCCTTCTGTCGTAAGGACTGTGTCGAATACTCTTGTCTTACTATCGAGAATTCCCGCCATTATAAAACTGTACTCCAATTATAATATTCACCATCTATATATGGCATAGATGAAGTTGCATATACGCTTCTATTAGATGATCCTGACAAATATGATGCGGCAGAAGAAATTGCGAAGCTTTCATTTTCTCTATTCCAGAATTTGATTACAACTGGTCCATCTACTTTGCCAGAGATACTAGCTTTTTTATTAATTGAACTTTCACCTACATCATAGAAAGTAGTAAACTTTCTTCCCTCAAGCATATCTCTAAATTGTCCATAGTTATCATGTCTATAGATCTGCTTTGAAAAATGTTTCTTGATAGACGCAATTCCATATTTTGTCTGCGTACTTCCAGAAAGATAACTATGTCTTCTAACAGCATCGTTGCTTGAACGCCACCCTAAACCATTAGATGAAAAAACGCTTCCCCTTGTGAAGAGTATTTCTTTTACAAAATCTTGATTAACTGCAACCCACTCGAAATAATCTGAATTTGATAAGCCGAGTGGATTTGATGCTAATGTGCCAGTTAAAATAATATATACTTCTTTATCAACCAATGGCCTGTCGGGATTCTGCTTATATGGATAAGGATTCGTGTAACCGACGTTACGTTCTTCAACTATTGGTGAAACAATAGAAGGCGTGTATGTATTTCCTTGTGCTGTTACTGTTGATCCGCCAAATCCCGTTGAAGGAAATTTAAAAAACTTACCTTTTAATCCAGCAGATTCTGGTGTGTGATAGCCTGGCGTAGATGATGATAAAACATATGAACTTGTTTGTACAGCGCCGAGTGTAACAATATATTCTTCTATTCCTGGTAACATAGTATCATATAAAATTTCGCTTGATGAAAATAAATTAAGTTTACCAGCCTGACGACGCGGAAATGATACTGTTCGACTTGAATATGAATTCAAACCCGGCCAACCTGGATATTGATAATTGTCTGTTATCACATTAAAATTAGAAATTTGCCCAGAAATATTAATAAACTTTGCTAATGACGTATCAGAAAAGAAAATATTTCTACTTGAAATTTGTGGTTTTGTTATATCAAACGTTCCAGAAAATATATTATCTGTATAAGATCCTGCCCACTGTTCACGAGGATAAATTATAAATTGATCACTTATAGTTTCAAAAATTGTTTCTGATACTGCGTCAGACGTCAAAAACTGATTGCTATGCGCTTGCGTTGGTTTTCCTTCTTTGATGTAAGAACCGTAAAGCGTAATTGTAGCAGATCCCGTACCAACAGTAAGCACAGATCCTGTTATCGTATTTGTGTAATATGCGTAATTCTCAGCATATGAAGCGGGCGAGCTAAAAGTTCTCAAAGATGGATAGCCGAGAGCTGCTTCTATTCCTATTACAAACTTATCACCTGGCAATACAACATAACCTGATTCGGCTGATTGCTGTGCATATAAAGTTCCAGATACAGACGTATCTCCCGATTGATTTCCGCCTAATGGCTTTTGTGTTCTTTGGTCAAGTTTTTCTATTAGATTTCTTTTTGCTGTTTTGAAATTTGCGCCCTCTGCACCAGAACCAAACCAACTATATGTCGCACCTCCAAATTCCTCATTAACAAATGTGCTTTTAAGTATTTTCCACGTAGATGCCCATATTGCACCAATTGTTACTTCCCAAAGATCTCCTGGATATGTTAAAAATGCTTTACCTGACACGCCTGCTTTACTTGTAATAAAAGATGCGCCCTCTGGGCCAAACGGTAAACATGTCGTTCCGCCAGGCCAGTACTGGACTATTTTTGCAGTTGATGCGTTAAATGTGTTAGCAACACACCATTCTTTTGCCATATATGGTGATGCAACTGCGGGCGTGATATTAAGTTGTACACTTCCTGTATAAACAGCTGCATTCTGTGCCGTTGTATCTGTTGGGTCAACATTAAAATCATATTTAAAAGCTGGCGTATTAACGGGTGCCCATGTTATCGGTGCTTGTGAACCATTTGTTCCTGACGCAACAGACTGTAGATTATTATAGAATGTCATTACGCCGCTGCAAATAATATATCGCATACTTCCCGTTGCCCATTCTGATTTTGATCTATGCTTGTGGCGCGACAAACCTCCAGGTTGCGTCCAATAGCTATTGTCAGACGCAGTTATAAAGTAACTTTGTTCTTGGCGATACATAAAGAAAACGTAATCATCTTGCGCTAATGAATAATTTGCGCTACCAGACAATGCTTTGCTGTCACTTTTTCGTTCTGCCATTATTGGCAAATTAACTACAACTTTTTCAAGAAAAAACGGCTCATTAATATAATCACTAATATTTATTAATTGACTCGATGTAGCATGATATTTGTTTGCAAATGGTGCGAAGTTTGTAACTGTTGGTGAGCCTATCAATTTTCTAGTTGTAAGCGCATCTGCAGGTAAAGAATCTTTTGTCCAAGAACCATCATAACCAATGAATTGAGACGGCCAGTGATTTGTTCCGCTCGTTACAGAAGTTTGATAACCGTCTACTCGTGTATCAAAATGAAGGTTGCCACCAGTTTCTGGATCTGTTAAACCAATCATTTCCCATTTTTTTCTTGCAAAATTAAAATAGCTAAATCCCGTTATATCTCTATTTAAAAATCTGCCCTGTGGATCGCGTGTATTGCAAATTTTTTGTGCGGCCCTAGTAAAGATATGATCTTCTGCAGCAGAAATATCAATTCTTATTGCAACTTTGTCTCTTAATTTTTCATCAAATCTTGGATCGGTTGATGTTGTCAAAAAGAAAGGATCCTGTGATTGTTCAAAGTGCGCATGTTCTACAAATGGCCCAAATCCAGGTGTAGCATTATAAAAATTAATCAAGCTATCACTTGCATACTTTCTTACTGCCATCGCGCCGGTAATATATGACGCAGAAACATATTGTGAATTAACGGGCAACATTTGAGGAAATGTTCCCTTTGTTATTTGATCAAAAATAATTGTCGACGTATCATTAAAAGACGACGTGAAAACACCCGTTCGCATTCCTGAACGTGCAACTGTTGGATTTTTGCCTTCCAGGTTGTCTTTTTCACGAAGCTGCAATCTTGGAGGAATATTTCTAAAGCCCGAACTCATCTCTTAAGTCCTCCATATGCAATTGAGTCTGTTCCGATTGGGTTATTGTCATAAGTAAATCCTGCGCCAGTCGATCTATGATTTTGTGGAATAAAATTGTCTGCATCGGGGCTCATTTCGTTTAAAGCATTTTTTACGTCATCGCCCGTTAATGTGACATCTAGCATGTCAAATGAATCATCGCTCGTATCATCAAACGGTTGTGTTATGTGCACGTCACTTGTTGCCGTTCCTTGCGAATCTATTCTCAGTGCGTTTGAATAATCATATATTGGAGTTAATGGTGATAGTATAGACGTAACAATAACAATAGCACCATTGCCGCCGTAACCATTAGGATCTGATCCATCCCATATTGCGCCCAGCCCAGTAGAACCAGTCAGACCATAATATGAAATCAATGCACTTCCTGACGGGTACGCGTAATCTGATGCAGCGCCATGCTGTCCCTGAAACATGGAATACGTCGTAACATATGTTGCATTAACATAATCACTACCTCCGCCGCCCGCTTTTGCATCGACGCCGCCGGCGCCACCGCCAAAATATCCGCCGCCGCCGCCGCCGCCGTCTTCAAAGCTAGAAACATCTATAAATCCACTTGGATGACCTCCTTGCAAAGGACGACCTGCGCTCTCTCCTCCTGCACCGCTTGAATCTGCGCCTCCTGCGATTTGTGTACCGCCAAGGCCTCCGGCGCCAGACTCGCCATTACCAAATCCAGCGCCGCCAGTTGCGCCGCCGCCGCCGCCACCAGCTGCCCAGCCCGTTCCGCCGCCGCCGCCGCCTGCAATAACAATTGCATTAGATTGCGTTATAGAGTTAAAAAATATCCCGCTGTAACCGCCGCCACCGCCGCCTGACGAATCTCCCATTGTACCGTAACCACCACCGCCGTAGCCTCCAAGGCCACCAAAATCGCCCGATGTGCCTGTAAGGCTGCTTCCTGAGCCGCCGACAATCATATAAAGAGTTTGTCCTGCAGTAAGATTTGTGATTGTGCCACTAACAAAACCTCCAGCGCCACCGCCCCAATAAGTCGGCCAGCGTCCTGTTCCGCCTCCGGCGCCCCACACATAAAAATCTATTTGACCCGTGTTTTCTGGTATTACATAACTAGCAGTTGTACCCGTATACGCTACTGTTGTTGTTATAGTTGAAGCAACTGTACCTCCCGCATAGCCACTTATAGCTGTAATATAAGTTCCGCCGTCATAATACGGATTAAAGCTTTTAATTTTTCTGGGTGGTAACATTGAATGTGCAAGATTTGCATGCTGCAAAATTTTCGCTGGTGTAAATCCGCTTCCGCCGTAAATTGCCAAGTGTTGAATTTTAAATTTTGCATATTGACCGATGTTTTTTCTAGATCCGAGCGTTAATGGATAACTTCCAAATAAACCCGTATTGTTACTTGAATCAAAAGCAGTTCTTGATTGTAAAATTCCGTCATGATAAATTTCTGTTTCGCCTGAGCCTGGTAAACTATAGTCATAGACGACAGCGACATGTGTCCACTGCCCTTCAGTTATTCGATCCCCATAACCCGAGTTTACTCCTACATCACCATTTGTAAGTGCCGCTTCTGATCCGCCGCCGTCGAAGCCGTCAAGATCAAATCTCAATGTACCCACGCCTGCAAACATGTTAGGCAGATCTGATAATTCCCAGCACGTTCTTTGTGCGCCATCGTGTTGTTGAACATAAATTAATGCTTCAAAAACTACTCTTGAGTAAGTTGTCAATATGATATCAGCATCTGAAGTGATATAATCAGATGTACCATTGAAACTAAATGCTTGCCCAGTTAAACCTGCAACTTGTGTCGTAGGTTCATGCAAAGGTCCGCCTACTAAATTGACAGATCCGACAATAGGAATTGCAGTTGTTGATAAATCATCTAGTGGCCAATGATGCAAAGCGTCATTGGATCTTACTAAGTTCCTATAAATAGAATCTATAGAATCTCTTGCCTCGTATTCAGTTACAAGGCCAGGCTCATAAAATTGCGTGATTGCATCTGTTCTACCATTAACGTCTTCATTGCCTTCCTGTACATGACCTTTGACCGAATGTTCTGTCAAAAAAGTAGACTGCGATGTTCTTGCAATGCTTTTTCTTATTGTAAGCGCTTCAATAGTACCATCTGACTGCGCTGGTGTGCGTATGTCTACATTCTTTACTATGCTTGGGTAGAGATTTGATCCGCTTGAGTTAATATACGTAACTGGATTAAAATCTTCTAAATCAACAAATCTCGTATCATCTGAGAATGTTTTTGATTGTCCAAAAACACTTTGTGAAAGAAAAAAACCATCAACTTCTGGGCCAATAATTGGAAGAAATGCTCTTCTTTCAAACGGCCCGTGCGCGTAAATGCCCTGTTTAAGATGATTAATATCGCTTGTATCTGTTCCCGTTGTGACAGAAGTTGACATCTTTTATTTTCCTCTATGCCTTAAACTATGGCGCTCAATCACTTTTCACTAATGTGATTCTACTATGTATTATCAACTACGATTGTAGTATTTGAACGTCTTCTAAGATCATATTCTAAATACATGTCCTCTCCATGATGTCTTACTTTTGGTCTTTCAAGCATGTGTGACTCAATTACAAAGTTTGTTCCAAGAAAATTTGTTTTTCTGGGAATTAGCTGTTCGATAAATGTCCCAATTGATGTATCAAACCACTTAAAGAGTTCAAAAAATGCTTGCAAATTCATTTTGCCTGTTAATCTATTAAAGTAAACATTTCTAAGGACTTCAAGTTGCGGATAATCATCAGAAAAATTAAGCGACGGATCTCCCAAAATATTATCAAGAGCGTCAAGAGTTGAAAATATTCTTATCATATCTTCATTTAATGCGTCAACTATCGAGAAATCTATAGTAAAGCGTGTATCATCACTAGGCATTTCTGACTTATTAATTTCATAAACAGGTGATGTATTTGTATTAAATTGATCAATATTTTCTTGATGCTGAAAACCTCTAATGCGCACCTTGTTGCTGGTTGATGCCTCATCAAATTTTGGTGATATCATGCTATAGTAAAAAATTTCTGGTTTTATAACTTGCTTACTGATCTCAAAGCCCGTGCCTTCAATCTTATTAAGATCTTGTCCAACGAACGACCAAGGCGTATGACGCCCCTGCGTATAATCAAATAACGTTATATTTCCAGAAGCACTTGACATTGTCACTTGTTGATCAGTAGTAACATCTAACCTCAATCTCTCGAACGACCCAGACGTTTGTGTATTAAAATTAAAATTCTTTTTAGGATCTTGCACACCGAGTGACTTAAAATTTAAAACATGTGCTTCCCATTCATTTAATTCGAGTGCTTTTGACCAGAATCTAATATGTCCTACTCTTCCAGAAAAATTAGTGTATCTTGCGTCTTCGTCAGTTACTACAGATGTATTATTTAACATGTAGCCAGGTGTATCAATACTTTGTGATCCGATTGATAAAATAGTGCTATTGTAGCTTATTCCACCATTATAAGTCTGCAAAATATTTCTTGACGAAAGCGGGTAAATTTCATCAAAAAACGTACTTGTTATGTATGTTTTAGTAATTTCTCCATTTGTTTGATTTCCTACTCTCAAAAACCATGATGAAGAAATTTCACTATCTATAAAGTCATTTCTAGTTCTGCCAATAGATACATTCCACTTATTTCCATCAAATATATTCGTTCCCGTAAGTGTCATCTTTAATAGATTTGACGTCGGATCTCTATTTGGCTTTGCATAAAATACAATTTTCGATTCATTAGCACCTGACATCGCAAGCAGATTTCCCCATACGTTGTGTATGGAGCCAGAACCTGCAAACCTTGCAAGGCTTTGTGTCGCGTAGTGTGAACCAGAAGGCAGATGTCCAAACTTGTAAACTGCTTCATATGTAAAAGATCCTGATGTCCAGTAGCCATCTGCATCAACATTAGAAATGCCGTGTATTGGATATGTTTGCTTTTGTGAAAACGTCCCTAATGGCAGAGGAATACCGACTTCTGTGCGTGGTGTTGAAAAAAATGATGATAGTAAAAATGGTTTTGCAACAGGAATTCCAAGCGAATCAACAGCATTTGATACATTTGCAAGCGTACCCGACATGTCAATCATTGACGATATTTCTGTCTTATTTTCTCTTGACTCAATTAGATTGCTTGTTGTTGGTCCGCCATATTCCCTAATTCTAACTGTGCTGTCTGGATTTATGCCGACAGCACGAAGAAAACTTTTAACAGAGTGTATTGTTCCTTTTGATTTGATGATATCATTAATATTTGCAAGTATTCTTCGCCAGACTTGATTTTGAACACTCATTAGACTTAATGAAGCATATCCGTAATCGCCATTCACGTCTTCAGCATTTGTGTATTGATTCAATGAAGAATTACTAAAAAAGTTCGGTAAATCAAGTCCATATTGTTTAAAAATAAATGGTAAAAATTGATCTGGTGTAACTCTATCATTTTCGTAATCTACACTCAAAACATCTGAGAATTGATCGATCATCAATTTCAATTCATCAAAGAATTTTGCCCATACAAACAGAAGAGACATTAAGAGGTGGGTTGTTCCCATTTCACCCGAACCGGGAATTCCCGTTCCGCTGTATGCATCGCCTATTGTCCCATCTTCTTCCCCAAACCCTTCAGCTGCTTGGCCTTCTTGGAGGTAGTGTGACGGAATCAGCTTGGTTATTAAATTTGGATTTTTACTATCAAATATAGTGCCTGATGTTAGAAGGTCTTCATTTAATGAAATTACTTCCGCGTGTGCTGGGAATAACACGGGATTGTATATTTCATTTTCTTGTGTCATTGGCGATGTTCCAATTGACGATGTTGATCGCATTGAACCCGTAAAGTTCGTTATCAAACTATGCAATGAATTTCCAGAGCTATCAATAACAACATTTGTCAAATTTCCCAATGAACCAGTTGGTTCATTGAATTTGAAATATAGTTTCAGGTCATTAGAAGGAAAAATATTCTTCAATGCATATCTTTTAAGATCTTCACTTGATCTTACGTTATGAAATAATCTAAATTCATCAATTGCGCCATGAAATGACTGCGTAGGTACCCAAGTGACATCAGCAAATTGATGTGTTGTTCCCGATCCTATTGTCAGTGGCTGATTTATAAAATTAAATGTTCCCATCTCAATAGAATTTGATGATGTTGACAACAATATGCTGTTTTTAAAAATCTTTGTTTTGTGTTCACTTGCGCGCCGATCAAGCGTAAAAGCCAAATTATTAAATGCACCCTTGCTAATAGCAAGTGATGATGAAATAACATTTGATCCTGATGTTACAACAAAAAATACATTAGCCGTTGATGCAGAAGCTGAGGCATCGACGCCAACCGTGTATCCATAATAATTACCCGCTGATCCTGACACACTTTGACAAACAACCTGTCTATAATTTATTATCGGATCAATATATAACTGCATTTCTAGAGTTAGCGACTTTATGTCCGGGTCAATGATCTTATCACCTGTTTTGTTTTTAGCAAGTGATGAAAACGTTGTTCCTGCGAAATCTGTAACTGATATTGATGCTTCATTTCCCGATGGGAATGTTATGAAACTTTTGCTTTTTGGAAATTCATCAAGAACCCATTTTTCAAAACCAGTCAATGAATCGATGTATTCTTCATATTCTTGACGTGTTCCATCAAATGGAAATTCATTGATAATTTTATCAAATGCAATATTGACTTTAGCTTCTGCGCTGTTGAAAAATGTGTGATTTTCGAATTTTGACCAATCAATATTGATCTGCTGCGTCGACTTTAGACCCATTCCAGGTGGATCATATCTAAATGAAGAAGTTGCATCAAGTGCATATTCGGCAAAATTTTCACTTGAATTCGCTGTTGTGCTAGACTCGCCTTCAATTATTCTTCTTGTATAAGCAGAAGAAAAAAGTTTAGGTTTGTTAGTCGATAAAATATTATTTTTTGCTGTCTTGTCAAATGACATTATCTTTCAACCTTGAATTTGCCACCGACACTTTTGTATATGTCGCTTACGCCCTTATCAATTACTTTAATATCAATTTCATATACTCTTCCAGGCTCAAATGAATCCATGTATAAATCAAAATACATTCCAGATTTATCCGTTGATATGCGGGTAGCATTTGTTGTGCTATCAAAGGGTATAATCACTTCGTTAGAATGAAAATCCCTAATGCTATAGAAAACGTTTCTGTGTATATCGCTCTTTAATTCTATTGGAAGCTTTGAAATCTTAAAATCATCCTCTACACCTGTTCTTTGCATAAAAACTCTAAATCTTGGCTTTGATGACAAAATATATGATTCACTCATATTAATTATATTAACTTTCCAGCGCCTGTTGTCTAAATCAAAAGCCGATCTATCGACACCTTTTATAACAACTGACCCAGTGAAAAAAGGTACGCTTCCATCAATTGAAGACCAAATTTCAGTAAATGTTGCAGATGCTGCATTTAGTATTTCTGTTCGCAGTGCTGTTTCATTTGATGGAATAGCAAATGTTGCTGAGTATATTCCCGTAGATGCGTTGCTGCCAACATAATGCTGCGAGCCTGTAAAGTACCCTGTGTATGAACCAGACTTTAGCGTAAGCAATATGCAATTTTGTCCCGTGAGTGGAGTCAATGAGCTGCCCGAAAGGATATTTGCGTAATCGCCCCTATGTGTATTATTAAAAAATAATGATCCCGTTAAATCAAAATAAAAATTTCTATGATCGTCGAAGACTGTATCGTCATATGTTACTCTTAATCTTGGATGCTTTCTTCCATTAGAAGAATGTCTTGATGCGAAACGCTTAACAAATAGAGTGCGCGTATCAGTTTCATTTGATCCCGTGAATGAAACTCTTATTCCGTAATCCGGAATAATATTTGCCAAAGTTGAAGAAACAATTCTCGTTATGTCTAAAAATAAATCTTCGTCGCCATTGACAAATATTTGCTCCGCGGCAAAACTCGTCATTGTCGAATTAATTACGCCGCTAGCTATAACATCAATATTTGATGAGCCCAGTAAACCAATTGCATCTGCGCCTTGTGTATTCCATGAATAAACAGTGCCATTACTAATAGAAGAAGTAATAAAGTTTGCTGCATCAAGATCTTGATATTGGCTAATATCTAGTCCAAATCCTTCATCAAAAGACTTCGACAATGGCATTACAACTACTTTAAAATTAGAAGGTGTTGTCTGCCCTCCGTATATGTCTGATAAGTGTAATATACACTTAAATGATGTGCTATTGAGATTTAGTGAGCTACCCGTCATTTCTCTTAATGGATTTAAGTCAAACTTAAGAAGAAGTCTCGACAGCTCTATTGGTGCTGTACTTCCGGAAATATTTGACTCATTATAAAGCTTAAAAAGGTCGAGCGTGCCTGCCCTTCCGACATTTGCATCTGTTGCTCGAAAAGAACTCCCAATAATTTTATTGGTTATGTATGTGTCGCTACTTGCAGTTAAAATTCTATACATTATTTTTTCCTCATGATGCGACACCGACTATATCAAAATCAGGATATTTTATCTCAAAAATTGACCCTGGCGGCCCAATAATAATTCCCTTCTTTGTATTTGCGCTAACGTTAAAGCTAGCATCAGAATATATTTTTTCTTGGACTGTTCCACGAAGATTTGTGAACTTTAAATCAATTATTGATACGACGCCAACATTGTTAATAATGATATTCATTACATCAGACGTCATTATAGGTTGATCAATTTGAAAATTCTTAATATCAAAGTATTGTTTTAGACTTGATATAACAGATTGAATTACGCTGCTCTTATTTGCCGATGGATCTACGACAATATTGAATGATACTTTCATGTTAATGACGCGCGTATCAAGTATGTCGATTGCGTCAGATATTAATCTAAATTGATTAAGATATGTTCTTAAATTCTTCTTTAGCGCATCAGGTGATAATATCAAATTACTATTGACGTCTCGACTTATCACAAATAGCTGTGTTGCGAGAGGATTGTTTGGATTTGATCTGACGCCTGCCCTAAAGACCCTTCCAAAGTTAGAAGGCATTGTGTAAACTCTTGATAGCAAATCTTCTCTTGTCACAATTCTTGATTGCGCATTTCTTGCCGAAGGTACTTTTAACTTTAAATCATCTAGAGTAGGAGCATTTTCGCCCCCTGCCGCTGCTAGAGAATTTAGTATATTTATAGATGCTCTAACTTGTGATGCTATAATATTTGTCGGATTACCTGGAAAGCTTATTAATAATGTTTGAACAGACTTAATTGTGCTTGCAGCAACATTATGACTGAGACCGCCGCCGTGTCTAAACACGACAGTTAGCGTAGTATTTACGGGTGAAATACCAAGCGTCTGTGTTTGTAATAACTGCCCTGGGTCAATTGAAAATCTTGAAAAAGTTTGCTTTCCATACAATGGTAACGAAAGCTCACTGGGATCTGGAATAATATCATCATCTATTGAAGTAGCTTGCCCGCTACCAAAACGCAATGTTGTCAATCCTGTCTGGACGCTCATTTCACTTACATAGCGATAAGGCGCAGGCACGATTTCCATATTCTCTTTTACAAGTGTGCCGTCTTCATCAACATTCAATATACCCTTAAAAACAACGTCTTGTGTAAGTGAATCGACTTCATAGAACTCATTCCCTTCAGAATCTGTTACTCTTGAAATCTCTGTAACATTTTCTTTTGATAGTGTTACTGTTCTGAAAGGGACGAACTGGTTGGGTATGCTGAATGTTTGTGATGTCGACGCACCCGATATACACAGGCCGCTCAAAAATAAAATAAACGATGCTGGCGTTCCATTAGAATTTTTAGAAGAAAGTTGATAACTTGCAAGCAGATCGCCATTTGCATCTGTGTCTGTGAAATTAATATCTTCTGTTAGATCAAAAATAATTCCACTATTAGATTTAATTTTTGTTCCCGCTTGAATAATTGGTAATGCTGATGTTTTTGGAATGTAAGTATTTCCTGATAATTCTGCAGGTACTTCAATATAGAACATAACATCTACAACTGCAGGTGATGCGCCAGCTATCTTTACACCAGCTGCGCGTATATGTCTTTCAATATTTTTTGATTCTACAGCAGTTTCGACGCTAAGCTCATTAAATTGATGATCTAGATAAAATGAATTCACATCACCAATGTGCGATGCTAGATCAAGCAGCAAACCACCCAAAGAAGCTTCAGAAAAATCATTTATTCTATCAGGAAAAAATGTTCTTGCGTATCTAAGCAATTCGGACCTAAAGCCGTCAAAATCTTTATTCAAATAAGATCTTGATCTAACAGGTCTAACTTTTTTCTTAATATCAATCGCCATATTCTAAACCCCTTATGCGCCCAAAAAGAATGTTAACTCTATTCCCTTGTTTGTTATTCCCATTTTAGGAACAGCATATAAAATTTTCATTCTTACTTGAACAATATCTTGACCTGGCACTCTTCCCAAGACGTCTTTGTCAAAAAATAAAAGATCAATAAATGGCATCCATTTAGACGTTGCACTTTTTATTCTTGTCATTGCTTGATTATCAAAATCTTCTGATGAAAGCTCCATCGTCAATTCTTTTAAGTTTGCGCCAAAATCATAAAATGATAATCTTTCGCCCCAATTCGTCAAAAGAAGATTTTTAAAATTATCTTGAATTTGGTCTGCAGACTTGTAATGCATTGCAAATATACCATCGTTTCCCTGCCCTAACTGCATTGGAGTTTTAATTCCAATGGGTAACTCGTTAGTGCTTATTTGAAACTTTCGATCTGTCGAAAGATCGCCGATGCTTTTAAAGCTTATTGACAATTTTATTCTCCGTTATACTTGTAAATATGTCATAGCATCAATTTGAGTGAATCAAAGTTATAATAAGCGCCTGAATCACACGTGATCGGTGATCACATCAGCACCCTTCAAGGCGCATATAGAGAGAACATCTTCAACTGTCTGCGCAGACGTGAGATCAGCAGTTAAAGCTGCTGGAAGATCTCGCAGTTTCTGGCGCTCTTCTTCTACAGAATCTGCAATAGGCTTTTTTCCTTGACCGAATGCTTTCATCCAATCACGATCTAACGCGTCAAGCTTCTTATCACGATCACGACGACAACGTTCGACAGCAATATTCTTCACCTTTTCTATATCATGTGCAATGTTACCTACACCTTGATCTTTCCACGCCTCGCGGAAGTGTCGATTTATTGGAAGATCAGCACGACTAATGCGCCGCCAAGACACTGGCTGCTGGTTTGAACGCCTAAACTCTTCCAAAATATTTGTGTCAGTTGCCTCTCTCAAGACACTTGGACCATTTGGTGACCGGCGCATATTCGTAATAAACTGCATGATGCATAAACGACCATCTGCGCATGTAAACGCGACATATACCACATCGTTTTCCATATTACTGATCTCCGAATGCTATAAAGGACCATGAAGTAGGATCTTTAGTTAAAAGTGTTGTTGCTGTACCATCTAAACATTGATATTCAATATAGGTGGCCGTGCGGGTGTTAAAATATTCAGAAACCTTTCTATCATTTGCTACAGCATATGTTGTTGCGACATGTTGAACTGTTGCGACGCCTGCCCAGCTTCCTGTTGAAAAGTCTGTGGCGATAGTGATTCCGAGATATCCTACACCTCTGTCAGTAATTGATGTCAAATTATAAGAAAGCGAATTAGCAGGTACTGTAGCATTAACAATCGAGTACAGCCAGGCTTTTGCAGAGCTCGGATGATATTGTTGCACGGCTGGTGAGACGCAACGTGTATTGTCAGTTCCTGCCTCCATCTCAGCCTGGACGGCTATTTCTATCTTACCTGCAACTGTGTCAGACGCGGCAACAACTGTTGTTGCGACAGTTCCTACTGTTGATGTTACATCTCCTGTTAGCGCTGGCATTCTGGCTGCGAGTAAGGTTCCTGTGCTTAAATCGGCAGCACTTGCAGATGTAGCTACTGAAGCAAGTCCCAATGTTGTTTTTTGTGCCGTCGCGTCAGCGTCATCCATTAACGCTCGACCAGCAGCTGTAACAATCTGTGCAGCCAGTGTATACGGAGCCGTGTAATACATCAATACGTTATTTGTTGCGGCACCGCTATTATTAATCGTCGTATAAGGAATCAACTGTGCATGATACGCCGTTGCACCTGTTCCTGTCATACGACGATTCACAGTCATGGTAGAACCACCTATACCCGCAAGAAACGAATACGCAGGCACGGTCAATGTCTTGCTTGCGAGAAGAACCCATGTACCAGGCTCACCACTATTGGAACCATACCATTTTGCTCCTGTTGTAGCTTCAACAACCACCATGACACAGGCGTAGTCTGGGAGGTTTATCAGGCCGCCGTCGCGTGCCGGGACACCAGGAGCTCCGTTATCCGTCCACAACTGCCACTGTCCCCCAGGTTCACGTGCCAAAATTGTTGCAGGCTCGGTGGCGTTTCCACCACCCGAGAAGACACCTACTCCGACAGGACTTCCTGTTGCTGCAACCTCAGTGTACTGACAAGCATGACAATAAGGAATTGCCAGACTTTGCAAACGACTAGAATTCGTTAGTGATGTACCGGTGAAAGTGACAGTAACACCTTTGTCAGCGTCTGCTGACTCACTGCTGGGCCCTTGTGCAGTACCTGTTGTCGTCGGTACATCACCGAATCCCTGCGGTCCACTCCAGTAAGGTGCTGCTGTCGTTGAACGTGTCTTCAGAAACAGGCCAGGCGTCTTCGTATTTTCACCGCCAGTGAGCTTTGCTAATGTATCTGTAGCACTGGCATACAAAATGTCTCCAGCTGCCCATGTCGTCTGCGCGGTACCTCCTTTTGTTGCACCGATCGCTGTACCACTCCAAACACCTGTAGAAACCGTTCCAAGTGTCGTGACGCTTGTTGTTCCAGCCCAAGTTGACAGCGCTGTATTTTCGACATTACCAATTGTAAGTAATGATTTTACTTGTGCAATTGATAAGTCAATTGGTGCTCCTTCGCCGACCGCATTATTACCCTTAATTGTAGACGCAGCCATGTTAGCTTGTTTTGCATTTGTTACAACGCCTGCATTTATAGTTAAAACTGTTCCATCAGCAGAAATAGTTGCGTCTGTATAATCACCATCTGATATTCCCGAAGCGCTTCCGGGTATTCCCTGCAAACCTTGCACGCCGTTGGCGCCAGAACCTTCCGTCGCGTCAAGTGTTCTTTTCGTATAATTTTCAACTGACGATGCTAACCCCTCAGCAAGATTTGAATATGCTTCTTCGGCATCATTTCGCGGTTTGCCCGCGGGAACATCTTTTAAGCGAAAAGCTTTTTTTAAAACATCTGATATTTCATTTTTAAATTTATTATCTGCCATGCTTATTCACCAAACAACTTGCTTGATTTAATATCATCGATAGATGCTTTCAAAGTATTAAGTTTTGCTATAGATGTGCCGATTGCTGTTACACCTTGCGAAGCTAATCCCGGATGAGGCGTTCCCGGGGCAGCAATTGGAATACCGAATGCAATAGCAAAGCTGTTTAAAAGCGAAACAAGATTATCTATAATATTTTCGATCTGTTTTTTATACACACTTACTTTCATGTAAGGCTCAGACTTATTTGGTCCCGTTCCATTTCCCCGGCCCCGGCCCAAAAATATTTTATCTGCGTCTAGTTGAATACTACCATCTGGCATTAAGAATATTCCACATGCATCTTCGCCATCATCATTTACACGAACAATTCGCACGCTACCTCTTCCTACAATTCTTACTTCATTTCCTTTAATAATCGCGTATACGTCTTGATCAACTTCTTCTATTGCAGCAGATGTAAATGATTTTGGAAAAGAGTTTTTAAGATTTAAATTCTTGTCACCATCTGTATTCATTGAAACAAATAGCCTTGCCAAATCAGAAACAAAATCTGGATTGCCCTCGTTGGGATTTTTTGTCGCCCCTGTCAGTTTTGGATTTTTATTTATTTCTGTATTACCGCGCGTGTTTTCTATTACATTAAGAGATTCATCTCCGTAGCCTCGCCCAACAACTATATCAATAGTGCCACTTTGACCAATATTTTCATCTTTCTCAACAGAACTACTTCTATCTTCGCCAAGTACAATAAGCGTATTATGCGATCCTTGCATTACATAATCGCCGGGTCGTTTTGTGTATCTTGGAACGGCTTCATATGAATAATTTTGCATTGCAGGATCTTCAGTTACGATAGTTTCGTAATCTTTTTCGCCCTTTAGAGAAAAACTATTTTGCGTGCCGGCGCCATTGGGAAAAGAAGGTTTATTATCGCGCTGATCCGCATTTAATTTATCAATAGTTGATAATTCTGCTTCTCTGAGGAATTTTCTATCTGCATGCGTATAATTTAAATCTTCTACAGAATCTGGTTCAGATGTTTTCCACATCCAGTACGCAATATTGCCTCCCGCCTCTGGATTTTCATACAATATCCAAACTTGCTCTCCAGCTTTAATTGGCAAGCTTAAATGAGATGGCAAAAACGGATATGTGATAATTTGAGAAATACCTCTGCGATCTGCACCACCCGATATGATTCGCACTACAAGACTATTTCTTGGAAAATTTTGCGTAAATGAAGAATTTGTAACTGAATTAAACAACAATTCACGATCTTCATCGCTTAACGATGTCGGATCATTCAGAACATGCACGACAACAGCTCTTACAAAGGGTGCCGCGGGTGACATCCTTTGTAGTTCTCTTATTTCTTGCTGGACGCCAGTTGTTGAAGGATTCAACATCTGTCTTGTTGAATTTATACCCCTAAAATTCGACATAAACTATTTACCTTGCTTTATTTTATCAAATATTTCATCATCTGACATAACAACAGCATCTTGTTCCTGCGCATTCTGAACAAGTTCAGCGAGCTTTAGAAGTTGGTCATTTGCTCTACTCATTCTTTCAATATACTTTGCAAACGTGGGACCATTTAGCTGATGTATTTCCGGCTTTCCCTGCGTTGCAACATATAAATCTACCATCATCATATAAGCATGCATGCGATCTTCTACGGCATTTTCATATATTTGCTTCCACAAAACTTTCTTTTTTTCTTCTAACGTCGTTATATCGTCTAGAAGTTTTGAAAAATCTTGAAAGCTTTTCTTCGCTGTTAATGCTCTTTCATCTGCTGATACAAATTCCATGTTATTCTCCTAATAGAGATAACTATCGTCCTTTAAAAAAGCTCGATTGAATCGTTTTTAGAAATTTCTCGATAGTGCTTTCTTATTTGTGACATTGCAACAGATAGTTGTTTTGCATTTAAATTTGACAGATCACGTATGTAGACAAATATTGCTCTTTTATTTAAGAATTCAAGATCGTCGACATGCTGAAATACCTTTGTTATTGCATCGATGCAGAGAATTTCATTCTCATTCAGGGTCTTTTTCTTTATTTCTCCCATCATCGCAATGATTCTTTCTCTTTTAAACGAATCAATAATCACATCATCTTGTGCTGGAAGAATACTATAATTTTCAATTAACTGTTTTTGGAATGACGTTAATGAATCATGATCATCAATGCTCACATTTCTTTTGTTTCTTTTGACTTTCTGCTTACTTTTAATAATTAAAGAGTTTCTAGCAACAACATTAAAATATGAAAACGCTTTCGTTCCACGTGATGCATCAAACTTATAAAGTGTTTCATACAAAAAAGTTATACAATCATTCTTCATAGTGTCGAATGATTCACCATTTTTATTAAAGCCATGCATAAAAATAAGATTTTCAACAAGCTTGTCAAACGCTGGAAGAATTTCTGTATTATACAGCAGAGACTTTACTTCTCTGCTGTCGGTTTTTTGAAATTCTTCTATTGCTTTTTGGGTACCTTCATGAAAATAAAGATTCTGTGTTCCACCCGTCTTCCGTCTTATGATTCGTTTTTTCTTTTCCAAATTAATTTATCTCCGAATCATCTTTGATTTCTTCGATGACTGCATTTGGGTCTATAGACAATGCTAAG